GTTATTTTTTCAATATATAGGGTTACGCCATCTTCTACAAAAATAACTACAGCATTTTGTATTCCATTATTTAACACTCTATTTTTAAAATATGCTTTTACAATATTTACTGTTTCTGACTCTATTCCTTCATTATAAATATTACTCATAAAGTACGTAAATAAGAATAATTTCTTTTCGGGAATGAGTGTGTCTAAATAATGATGAATAGCATATTTATTAAGCTGTTGTTCAGAGATAAAATGATTGTTTTTCAACGGAAAATAAGTTCTTCCAAAAAGAATATACCAATCATTCTCACCTGTTTTTAAACCGAAACTTTCTAATCCTTTTTCATCTTTTTGATTTTTATTTACATGTTTTGTATTTACTAGCTCTTTCTTGATGTTAGCAAGTTCTCTCTTTTCCGTTTCAGTTAGTTGATGGATTCGTTCTAAGTAATCTTTTTTCAATTCCATATGTTGTTGAATTTTTAAATATTTTATTTTGTGAACATTAACAATCTCAAGATTATTTTCCATATCAATTATAATTTTGTTAAATGTATTTTCCACGGTTTCTTCTTGTTCGGGCTCAACATTTTCTTGACTTTCGCTAATACTTTGTATTGATTGTATAGAATTATTTAATGATTCTTGTTCTTCTGTAATACTCTTCTTAGGTAATTCTAATGATAGTTTATCACGCTTATAATCCAACGGAACAGAACGTTCAAAAATAGAAATCGATTCATCGTCAATCTCATTCGGCTGAAAAGCATAGTAATCGTCAGCATTAATTAAATAGCCAGTACGTCCGTGTCTATCAACCAAATAGTCTTTTTTATTTTCTACAAATATGGATAAAGCAAAATAAATATGATCATCTGGATAAACCTTATTTAAATTGATTAATTTCAACAAATCATCCTTTTTATAGAAAGATTGTTCTTTAAACAATTGGCGTACACGTTTTACAATAGATGAGTAATTAATCTTTGCAAAATTATTAGAATACATATTTTTTTGAATATCTTCATCTTTTATTTCTGCATCAGGTTTACAGACATAGTCACAGTTTTCCATATAATCACATACACTAGAAAAGGGTTTATCTCCTACTTTGAAATCTATTTCTTTATTGCTTGCTAGACTAATTTTTATATCTTTATTTTCTGTTATTTCTGCTAACTTATCAACTGTAAAATTTGTTTGTCCAATATTTAATAAACAGTCAACACTTGTTTCTTTGACCAACCGACTTACTTTGCCTATTTGTTTAGATTTATTTTCTGCAAACCTGTATACATACATATCCGCGGGTTCTTCTTCACTTTCAGACGCCTTCGAACCATGTAAGTATATTTCTACATTTCTTTCTTCAAAAGGTAATCCACAGTGGCTTAAATTTCTAACTCCACGTCCAATAATTTGTTCTAATCTATTTAAATTATACCATGGATCTAATATGTGTATTTGACGGATAAACTTAAAATCTAGACCTTCAGCAGCAGCTTTTGTAATTAAAATAACTTTGACATTTTCACCGTATTTATTATCAGAATCAGTTACATATTTTAAATCTTCCAAGTTATTAGGTGAATATTTTTTGTCTCCTGTAATCATTACATATTTTGCTTGGTTGAATTTTTCTTCTCCATCTTCCATTTCTTCTTTCGTTTTCATGGTTAATGCATCAATTGGTTTTGCATCACAATCTTCAAATAATGGCTTTGTATAAAGTGCAGAACCATATCTTGTAAAACCCATTTCTTCTAATGCTAATGCCATAGGTACAACACCTCCGTCAATATAAAAGCTATAAATAATGATAGGTCCTTTTGATTTTTTAACAATATTGCAGATTTCATACATCTTGGCACTATATTTTTGCAGTTGCTCTAATGCAAAGATATTACCATACTTTTCTTTAATCTCTGGTTTGTAGTTATAATTATAACGAAGCTCGTTTGGTGTATATAAAGTGTCAGATGTCATTACTCTTAATAGAGCCTTCTTTCCTACCATAGTACTCGATATATTTGAACTCGGTTCTTCTTCTTCTAGATTATCAAATTCTTCATTAGGAAATACAATATTTAAACTTTCTAATGGTTCTTTTAATAATACATATCCAAACGATTCCATATTTTCAAATGTAGGAACATCTTTTACATTTTCAGAAAGAGATAACTGATTATTTCTACCTTTCTTTTGAAATCCATCAATAATGTATTTATATACTTTCTCTTGATATGACCCCATCTTATTTACATAAACTGGAACATTTTCTAATGGATTTTCGATTTCCTTTCTATTCAATTGTGTTTTAAAATAATCTTCTTTACTTATTATTTTTTCTGGATCAAAATCATCAGGATAAACTCTAAAGGGAAAACTATATGGATTTTCGCCTCGAATAAAACTGACATATCCAGTCAACTTACGAGTTAATAAATCTACACCTGATTCATATACTTTATCATCTTTCGTCCTTTCTTCAACAAAGTTTCCTTCTTTATCAAATACATCATCTTCTTTGATTAAACTACGATTATCTACTACATTCAACAAGTTGGTAAGCCAAATTATTTCTTTATAACTGTTATACATGGGTGTTGCTGACAACATTAACAAGCGGATATTTTCTGCTTTTTCGCAAATATACATTAACAAGTTTGCTGTTTTCTTTGATTCCTTATTGTCTTGTAATATACGCAAATTGTGAACCTCATCAATAATAATCAACCTGTTATTAAAAATTTGCTTAATCTTTTTTAATTCAATATTTTTTTGCTGTTCATAAGTTAAACCGTCAGAAGATACAGTTATTTTACGTTTTATAAAATTACCCAATTCACGATATCCCATAAAAATATAATATTGATTAATAAGGTTATTTATGTGAGAAATAAGTTTATCTCTTTTTTCGACAATAAATTGAGAAGGATTAATTTCACTCAATAACGCATTTCCAATACATGTTTCCAAATTCCAAAGTCCATTTTCGAATTTTAATTTTCTATCATCAAATAATTGCAATCGGAAGTTGTTTTGAACATTAGGAGATGCAATTACCATAATTCGTTGACTTAGATTAACCTGTTTCATATAACCTCTCATTTCTTCGGCAATACCAATAGCCGAACACGTTTTTCCTGTACCTAATCCATGATATAATAATAAAGAATTGTATGGAGTATCAAATGACATAAAATTTTTAACAAATAATTGATGAGGTAACAATTCAAAGTCTTTATTACAGAAGAATTCTGCTTGCTCTTTTACGCTTTTAATTTCTCCATCATACTTTATTTCATTAAACTCCTTATGCTTTGCTATTTTTTCATTAAAATTAGGATCATCTAAATTTGGGTACAATTCATCATCATCTTTATTTTCATCATCTTTTGATTCTTCTATGGACTTATTATAATCATGTTCCAATTTTTCTTTTTCAAATAAAAAGGTGTTATATTCTTTTGATTCTTTATCCAAAGGTTCAATTCCTATTTCTTCTTGTAGTTCTTTTTGTTTCTCATTAAGTTCAACCTCTAATTCTAACTTGCTTTCTTCATCTTCATAATCCATTTTTTGATTTTGATTAAAATCGTTTACTTCCATTTCTTTTGATTCATCAAGTTCATTATTAATTTCTTGATTTTCTTGAATGTCTATTTTTTCTTCTTCTGTAATTTCATGAACTTGTTCAGATTCTTTTGTTTCAGCAACAGGGCTTGGAGATGCTTCTTTTGATTTCTTCTTCTTTTTTTCTTTCTTATATTTGTTCAGTTCATGTTCTAAATACACTATCTGAATAATCAATTCACTTTTTAAATCACCATACTTTGCTGAAATACTAAGTTTTCTTTTTTTTAATTTTTTATCTACATCTTGAATTAGTCTTTTAAGTTCAGCATCCTTAAGTTTTCGAAGTTCTTGAATACGATCGATGTATGAATTTAAAAATTCAATAAGTGTATTATCATATTTTTTATTTTTTCTTTGCACGACCTCTAAAGTTATATTATTTTCGAGTTCTATTTTAAATTTCGGCAAACATTTATTCGAATTATAATCACAGCGTTGACCAGATGGACATCTTTTTCGTTTACCTGCTTCGTCTTTCTCACATTTATCGCCGCTTTCTTTCTCCTCTTCTACAACTGTATCTTCTTGAACAGATTCATTAAAAAAATTCACAGGATTTAAAGGCCCCAAAAATTTTCTATCTTTTGGTGCAATTTCTAATGGTCGAATCTCGTTGACATTATCAACAATTAATGAATTCTTTTTGGTTTTATTATTAGATTCTTTTGATTTCTTTTTTTTACTTTGACCTGTAGACATATATTATATAAACTATATATAATATATACATTAAATTAACAAAAATATAAGCGATAGTTTTGAATTGTACTATGAATTTTTTGCAGTATTCTTTTTTTTTCTAAATTGTAACACCGAATTAAATTTTGACAATCATTATAATCATACCAATCCATTTTACTTACTTCACTTTCTTGAAACTTGTCCATATTTACTTTTTCAGAATCTTTACAATATGCCAAATAATACTTGTGTTTGTAAGATTTATAATTTGACCCTGTAAATATTTCCTCAAAAGGTAAGATATTTTGAATGTTATTTAAGTTCTTAGAATGTATACCTGTTTCTTCTGTAAATTCTCTAAGAGCACATTCAAAATCTTTTTCTTGGTAGTTTCTTCGTCCCTTGGGAAATCCCCATTCGGCCTCATTCCAGTGTCCAAGATTATTACTTTCGTCGATTAATTCTTTTAAATCATATACTTTTTTGCCATTAATATATACCCCGCTCTTTAACAAAACAAATTTCTCTTGTGAACTAATTTCTTCTGCTTTATATTGACTATTGATTTTTTCTTTACCCCATACTTTTATCCATAACACCGGAAAATCGTTTTTCAAAATATCATCTTTTTCTTCAAATGTCATCTGGTTTAGCATATTTAAAATATAGCTTTTATTGTATATTGAATATTTTCCTCTCATAAAGTCTATAAACCCAAGAGTATCTTTTCTTCTTATCATTAAGTATTGTATTTTACTATTATAAATTCGAAAAGTAACAAATCCTATACTTGTGATTGGCATTTTACAGTGACTATATAAATGACCAATTTTACCACAGTTATTACAATATAGCTCATTCATATTAGTATTAATCTAAAGAAATAAAGTAACATATCTTTATATAATTATAAGAACTATGAATTTCGATCAAGATATCTGGGGTCCCCATTATTGGTTTTTTCTACACACAGTATCTGAATCTTATCCTTTAAATCCTACGAGTGTTACAAAAAAGAAATATTACGATTTAATACAAAATTTTCCTTTGTTTATACCTGATCCCTCTATTGGAGATAAATTTAGTGAAATACTAGATAAATATCCTGTATCACCTTATTTAGATTCAAGAGATTCATTTGTAAGATGGGTACACTTTGTGCATAATAAGATTAATGTGAAATTAGGGAAGGAAGAAGTTACTTTAGAAACAGCTTTAGAAAGTTATAGAAATATGTATAAACCAAAACGCATTTTATTAAAAGAAACAATTATTCAGAGAAAACACATTATACATATTATTTTTTTATTTTTTTTATTAATTGTCATTTACTTATTATATAAATAATTTATTCTAATAGTATTTTAATATGAGATTCGAAATAATAATAGTACTAATTACTGGATTAGTTGTTGGCAATATTTATACTGATGGTAAATATTTAAAGATGGCTATGGAAAAGAAAAAGTATTTACAAATGGGTGGTGTCGTTTTTGCTGGATTATTAATTATTTTTCTATTTAAGAAAAATCCACTTCATGCAAAAGAGTTAGTTGGTGCTTCGAATGAATACTTCAAATATTTGCCATTAGATAAAAATACAACTGACATGATAAGTCCTATTTTAGATTTTACATCTAAGAATGAATTTTCAAACAATCCTTATTATGATAATACAATTCTTCCCATGACAAATGAGCAAAGAATGGAAAACAAGATCAAACAATCTGGAAAAACTGGAACAAAACGTTCTGTTAGTGAAACTAAGAAAAAATATGTGGCTGCCGGACAAAGTTGGAAATGCGCAAGCTGTAGAAAACAGTTACCTGCTTGGTATGAAGTAGATCATGTTATACGTCTTGAGAACGGAGGCTCTAATCAAGTAGATAATTTAGTAGCTTTGTGTAGAGATTGTCACGGAGAAAAAACAGCAAAAGAAAATATGTCAAAATATTTGTAAATTATAATATACTAATTTTATATAATCTTTATGGCAGAAGAAATAGGAACAACAAAAGGTCCTGAACTAAATTATATAAAATATATCGCTTTGCTAGTAATAATCATAATAATACCAATCGTATTAGAATTTGATCTGCAAGGTAAAAAACTTTTTGAAAAAAACACTATGTTATACTTGTCTGTACTAATCGTTCCTCTTATTTTTATTTTTTGTTATGAATTTATTTTTCAAGGCAAGAAAATAGAAAATAAAGAGATGTTAAAATATTTCTTTGGAGTAGCTGTTATTATGGTTATTTTTAGTGCATTATATCATCAATTAGCTGCTTATAAGGAATTTTTTACAATAGGATTTTATGTTTCAATATTTTTAGCAGTTATTGGTATTATTGTTGGTTTGGCTGTATTGTTTATTTTATTTGGAAACTTTTTTAAATCTCAAACAGGGGTAATATCTTTTATTACATATTTTATTTTTTATATTCCATGTTTGTTATTAGACTTAATAAAATATCTAATCAAAGAGTTTAAGCTAACAACGAAACCAGTCTATATTTTATTACTTGTAGAAGCAATCATTATATTTATGTATTATTATTTTCCCAAACTATTATCTTATATATCTAGCAAAGAAGGTGTTCCATTAATTGAAAAAAATATATTTTTACACCAAGAACAAACATTCTCTATTCCTAATGAAGTGTTAATAGATTTGAAAGATGATATAACTTTGAATAACTCTGCTACAGTCCTCGATACCACAAATAGAAAAAATTATTCAGTTTCCATGTGGATTTATTTAAATAACTATGATCCTCTCATAACAGACGAAGAACAAGAAAAGAATATAATTGACTTTAATAACGGTTTACCTAAAATTAATTTTGTTAATGGTAATGCTAGTAAAAATATTAATGTGTATTACACAAATATAGGAAATAATAAAAGTATGCCTTTAAAACTATCAACACAAAAATGGAATAACTTAGTATTTAACTATCAGTCGAGTCATGTAGATTTATTTGTGAATGGTCATTTAGAACAAACTTTTGAATTTACTGATAATCTTCCAAATTATACTTTAAGAAACAGTATTATCAAAACAGGTGATGATAGAAACTTACAAGGTGCTATTGCAAATGTACGATATTATAGATTGCCTCAGAATAATAGAAAGTTAGTAAATTATTATAATATTTTAAAGAATAAAAATCCTCCCACATTTAATTTGTAATTAATTAATATAGTAAAATTATGAATACTTTAGCTTTTGTTTTAGGAATCGTTATAGTTATTTTGATTTATATTTTATATAAGTTTTTTTCTCAAAAAGCAACTACTTTGGTTGAAACAAGTTCATTAAACGAAACACAGGACGCAATCACAATTAAAAATAGTCCTACTTCAACAAAATATTCATATGCTGTTTGGATTTATATAAATTCTTGGTACACAAGTAGCCAAGCTAGTACAAATACTGGTAAAAAGATTTTTGCTAGATCAAACAATTTAGAATTATATTTTGAAAATAATTCTCCCGTACTCAAATGTAGAGTTACAACAGAGAATTCAGGAGAAGAAGCAACCGGTTCTTCTGAAGAATTTATTGTAAGTAAGAATTTCCCTCTTCAAAAATGGACTCAAGTTATTGTGAGTGCTGATAATCAGTATTTTGATTGTTATATTGATGGAAAATTATTAACTTCCGTAAGAGTACACAATCCCAGTATTCCTGCCAGTACAGCAACTATGTTGTTAGGAGGGGGAACTTTGTTTGATGCTTATGTATCTAAGTTTCAACACTGGGCTGAGGCTATTTCTCCACAAACCGCATATGAATCTTATTTAGCAGGAAATGGTCAAACTACATTATTCCAACAACTTGCTGCTTATGGTTTAGATGTAACAGTATTAAAAGATAATATTGAATATTCTAGATTTAATTTATTTTAAGTAAAATCGTTTTATAACATTAATATATAACGATTCATGGATAATAATCAACCTCAGACAAATGTACAAGATTCTATTAAAAACGTAGAAGAAGGATACACTAGCACAAAGAACTATGTATCAGATAGTTTAAGCAAATTTTCACAGCAAGTTAAAGATAATGTAGGCGCAGGTAGTAGTTTCTTAAACTCCAATACAATAATCGCAAAATTTGCTTTTATTGTTTTAATTATTATCATTTTTGTAATCTTATTAAATTTAGGGATTGTTATACTATCAAAAATCAGATCACCGCCCAGCAATCCTTTTTTGATTAACGGATTGATTAATGGAGGAGATCCTAGAAGTATTAATCAAGATCCTACGGATAGAAACTCTATACCCATAGTAAGATCAAATAATGAAGACGGTGGTTTAGAATTTACCTATTCTATATGGCTTTTCATCGAAGAGATAGGAAAAAATGGAACCAATACCGTAAACTACAGAAATGTATTTAATAAAGGTGATAATAATTACGATAGTGTTAGTGGATTAGCAATAAATAATGGTCCAGGTTTATATATTGAAAATAAAGATAAAACTTTAGCCCAACAAGACTGCAATTTATTGTTTGTTATGGACAGTCAAAAAGGTAGAAATGAAATCAAAATTGGAAATGTGCCTATGAAAAAGTGGGTATGTGTTAATATTCGCATGCAAAACACAATTTTAGATGTCTACGTGAATGGAATTATTACTGAACGCAAAGTATTAGAAGAAACACCCAAACAAAACTACTACAATATGCAAGTAGCACAGAATGGTGGATTCGCAGGAAAAGTATCCAATTTAAGATATCATGAACGTGCTTTGAATATTTTTGAAATTAAGAAATTTTTGAATATTGGTCCTAATCTAAATGCAGATACGAGCGACTCTTATTCATCTGGTTATTACACATATTTATCAAATTTATGGTATTCAGATAAACTATAATTATATTATATTAGTAGTAATATAATTATGTCAGCAGAAGAAATTTGTAGACAAAGAAAAATGTTTATGCAGTTTAATGTACCTTTATCACGTTTAACGAAACAATCTCCTTATGATGGTACAATTACTCAACAACAATTAGATATGCGAAGAAAAGCGGAAATTTTAAAATATGATAAGAATTCTTCATCTTCTAATCGATTAACACAAAAACAACAATTTGCTAATATTACAAATCCGAATTATAATGCCAATAGAGTTGCTTGCACAGAAGATAAATTACGTCCTGTGCCTTCATCTTCTTCTGGTATTCCAGGACCCGTTGTATATTTATTTGAGGATCCGTCAATTCCTTTATATAATTACGTTAAAGGAACAAATCCAGGTGCTATTACGCTGACTGAAGATGAAACACAATGGATAATTAGTATAGAAACAGATGTAATTAATAGCGAAAATATTGATACGTTATTTAGCACATTAGTAATTAAAAAAGCCATTAATCAAGCTGCTTTATTTTATAATGTTCAAGTACCGGTTTCCTATAGTTTGGTTGGTGCAAATCTTTTTACAGATACTAGTGGAACAATCATAAATGTAAGTAATATTACTTCTACATTTAAAGCCAAATATAATGACGGTGTAGCTCGTACATCAAATAGTAATTTACCAAGTAATGAAATGCGTGTACATTTAAAACCTGATAAAAATGTAGTAACCATCGGAAACTCATCTACTTATAGTTTTTCTGCTTCCATATTTGCCGGTTATATGAAGTTAAGTGACGTTCTGATCTTTACATCTCCCGGAAACGTATATACATTCAATCAATTTTTAACAACTACAAAGAAATTAGATTTGAGAACAAATACTGTTGAATATACAACAACTTCACAAACTGAATTGTTAAATGGAGTTACTTTTGGTATGAAATTAAACGCAGTTACTGATACTACGTTTATAAGAGAAGAAAAGAATTGTACGATTGTATCACCTCCATATAGTGAAGCTAGTAATACATTCTCTATTACAGATTCTACTGGATTATCTAGTAACCAAGAATTGTTTTCAAATTCTCCGTTTATTTCTATAAATCTTTCTGTAAAAGTTGCATATGGCACGAATAGCTTTGGTTCGGGAAATATTTTTTATGTAAATGATGGGATTTCTTCAATCAGTGTAAACACGGGTACGACGTATAGATTTAATGTTTCTGATACAACAAATACTGGGCACATATTGACATTTTCTACAACTTCAAATGGAACACATGCAGGTGGAACACAATATATAAATAATGTAATTTATTCTGGTACGCCCGGTAAAGAAAATGCATACGTATTAATAGAGATTAATGAATGGACACCTCTTCCGTTATATTTTTATTGCAAAAATCATACAGGAATGGGTTCTAGTCTAGTATCGAGTTAAATTGACTGAGATTCCCTTTTATTTTTCAAGGTTTCTTTTAAAAAAGCTATACATGTATTGTTAATATTATTATTATAATAAGGCAAATTAGTATAATCAAATGTTAATTCATCTTTTGTATTAATAATACAATTATACATATATTTAATATCACTTACCACAATCTTGCAAATTTCAATCTCTTCATCACTTAAACTTTTATTTTGAAAGAATATTTTATCGAAAACAATTCGCGGATGTTGTACATACATATGTAACTCTTTTGTCATTCTATTAACAACATAATTTGAAAAAATAAAATACAATCCATAGATAACTATAATAAACTTATTATATTTCTCAATATCATTCGACGATAAGTTACGATTTTCTTGACATGCTATATTTTCTAACCAATTTCCTGTTTCCAATATTAAATCGTTTATTTTTATTTCAAACTCTGTATCTTTATTCAAATAAGATAAATTATCAATATGATTCTTTAATTCATCAATTGATAAAACATTTCGTTCTAATTCAACTATTTCTTCATTTATCTTCTCCTCAGACCATGCGAGAATAGTATTATATTTTTCAACTAGTATATCAGTTTCATTCTGTTTTTCTTTATATTTTAAGAAAGTACTGTTTAATTCATGTATTAATAAATCACGTATATCATTTGGTATAATTTCATCTACGTAGCTACCCCCTCTTACGTTATCTATACCAAAACTTCTCATGTATTTTTTAACAAAAAAATCAATTTCTAGAGAATCTTTTATACCTGTGTTACTAACATTTTTAATAGGTATATATTTTTGCATATAAGGATACAATAAGATTGATTCAAACAAGATATCATTTATGTTTTCTTTATTTGATAAATGGATAATCCATTTACTTTGTTGCAGCTCTAAAGCATAGATTTTATATGATTCCATATAATAATAAAGTTCATTAAATAATATTATTATACACGCATTAATGAGTTAAAGTATATTGGGTGAATGTAGGATTTAAACATAATTTTTCTTCAGGGAAAACTTGTCCAGATAAACACTTATCATATTCACCAATTTCTATGCATCCTCGTTTTCCTTGATATTCACCAACTAAACACCATCCTTTTTTGGAAGAAATAGGATTTTGGATAGGATTTTTTGTAGTATCAGGTGAAGGTTCTAAATCTAATGATCGTTTTGGTTTATCTAAATCATCTACAGAAATATCGAAAGAACTATTTAATGATTTCTTTGCGTCAGGAGCAACTCCTTTTTTACTTGCATCAATTAATAATTTTCCAATAGATTGTACAGATCCTCCAGCAATTTCAACACCGGTGGTGGCAACATCTGTACCTAAATCAGCGCCCTTATCTATAATAGTTCCTGCTGTATATCCAAAGATTGATAAAATTTGATTTACTAAAGGTCCAAAAATTTTAACTAAAACTTCCATTAAATTACCAACAATATTCAATAAATTTATTCCTAAAAATGATAATATTAGCAAAATTACCAAAATTGTTATGATAAAGTTTTTATTACTAAACATATTTGTAGTATTCATCTTGAATGATTCTTTGTTTTCGTTATCCATTACGTAATATATATATATTACATACTATTTTTTTAGTTTAGCATAAAATAATAATTTATTTAAAGCATTTAGAAATTCGTTTACTACTAGTTTATAATTTATTTATTGAATATAAATGAAGTTAATGATTGAATCTTTATTTCTTATTCTTTTTAGTGTAACTTTTCTCTTTATTTTACTATTGGTTTATCACTTTAAGAATAAAATTTCAGCGTTGGAAAAAAAGAATGAAACCATGTTTGATATCTTAAATAATGTAGTTAGTGAACTGACAAATATTAAACGATCTTTATCATCTAATTTTGTCGAGTCACAAGTTGATTCTCGCACAGGCGGAGATTCTTCACTTGGAGGAGCTTATGAATTTGAACAAACAAATAATTCAGTTATCAACTTGAATGGTGATATTCAAGAGTATGAAACTGACGAAGATGGTAGTGATGATGAAGAGGGTAGTGATGATGAAGAGGGTAGTGATGATGAAGAGGGTAGTGATGATGAAGAGGAAAGCGATGAAGAGGAAAGCGATGAAGAGGAAAGCGATGAAGAGGAAAGCGATCAACAAGAATCACCTTCTGTCAAGAAGATTTCAGTTGAGCTTAGTGAACAAATAGATGCTGATGAAATCAACGCTGAAGAAATAATTATAGATGAAAGTGATTTTATTGAAGAAGTTGATCCCATTCTTGAAGATTTAAAAGAAGAAACTATTACAGTAGAAAAAGTTGAAGAAATTATTGAAGAAATAATTGAAGAAACTAAACCAGAAGTAAATATGGAAGAATATAAAAAAATGCATGTACAAAATCTTAAAAAATTGGTTACTTCAAAAGGTTTAACAGAAGATGCCAGTAAAATGAAAAAGACAGAATTGTTGGCTTTATTAAAAAGTGACGGTCAATAGATTTAGAAATTATTAATAATTATAATATATTCCTTTTTATATATTATAACCATGTTTTCTAACGTTTTAAACAATTTACAAAGTACATTATCCGCATATCCAGAAACGAAGGAAACTTTACCTCCTTCTACTTTAGGATATAATACAAATAATAAATATCCCGAGTTTCCTCCTATGATGAGCGACGGAAGAGCTGTAACTGCTTCATGGCAACCTGAATCTACCGTGAATGCTTATCTTAAAGAATCAAACGGTATTAATTCAAATTGGAAATATAGAAAATATTTAACAAAAAATGCAAACACAGTTATGGATCATAATTTTAAAGAGGCATGTAATGATGCTGGCTACTTTAAGCGTCCTATTGATCTTACAAGTGTACACTCCAATAAATTTAAACAAATAAATGAACCTCATTTATATAAATCTTTAGACGATGAGACAAAACCATTTGGATATACTTCAACTGATTTAAAGACAAACTATTTGACAAGAGAGGAATTACAATCTAGAAAGGTTGCCCCCTCTATCACTCAAGACAGTCTATTAAAAGCACAACTTAGAATGTAATTAGTTTTTGGTTTCAAAATCATTTAAATGAATTTAATATATTCATTTAAATGAAATTAATTAGCTTTGAAGTAGGAATTAAAAACATGGCTTATTGTATTTTGGATTTATCTGGTACAAATTTCCAAATTAAAGATTGGAATGTTCTCAATCTAATGAATCCGGTTGAAACAACGACTTATATTTGCAATTGTAAATTAAAATCAAAGAAAGAAGAAAAACTTTGTGGAAAACAAGCTAAATATAAGAAAGAGAACATGTACTTCTGTGCTCAACATGCTAATTCAAATAAAATATATATGATGTTTCAGAAGGAGTTAACTAGTCAAAGTTTAAAAAAGAAAAAAATAGATGAACTCCTGTTATTGGGAAAGAAACATATGTTTTTTTTAGATAACATAAAACGAACAAAGGCTGAAATTTTAAACACACTAGATAATTATTTTTCAAAAAACATGCTTGAAGTCATAATAAAACCTAAAAAAGTAAATGCCGGTGATACAGATTTGATTACTATAGGGAAAAATCTTAAAAATGAGTTAATGAAAATAGTTGAATTACAAAACATAGAAACAGTTTTTATTGAAAATCAAATTTCACCTATTGCTAATCGAATGAAAACAATACAGGGAATGTTAGCACAGTATTTTATTATGACGAATGAAAATTGTAATATTGAATTTGTTTCTTCTGGGCATAAATTAAAACAATTTGATCAATTAAAAGAAAAAACAACTTACAAAGAAAATAAGCAACAGGGCATTTTCTTTAGCAAAAAGTTAATAGACAATAATGAATCTCTTTCAGAATGGAAAGATTGGGAACAATCAAAGAAAAAGGATGATCTCGCCGATTGTTTTTTACAAGGTTTATTTTATTTTGTAAGAGAAAAAAATATATCTTATGCGGATGATTTAAAAATAAAAATTGTATAAATATCATAATTATGGAAGTGATTGATTTAGGCTTTGACAACTTAGAACCAATCTCTATTGAAGAAAAGACAGTGAAAACAGCACCTTCTGTAAATTTCGGACCGGGAGTTGAATTGTTAATGAACGATAAAAATAATGCATCAGCAAAGGAAGAAGTTAAATTAAATTTAGACGATTTAGACAGCTTAGAGAGAGAAATGAATGATCTTTCTTCTTCTTTAAATAATGAACCTATGAAGACAGAATCTGTATTATTTTCAGATAATGAACCAAAAATAGTTCTTGAAAAGGATATGAATGACTCTAATTTAGGATCAGCTACAAAAGAAAGTATGGGAAATACTCAAACATGGGATGGGTTTACAAAAATTAACGAAGTTCCGAATGTAGAGCGTCCTTCTGCATCATCTAAAATGAGTGATCGTGAAAAGCGTAGAAAAAAAAGAATGATGATTAAAAGACTTGAAGATTGGAATGAGAAGAAATTAATCAGTAGTTATTCCCATTTCAATATGGAGTCTGATTTTGATGAAGTAGAAGATGAATATGAAACTGCGTTGGAAGACAAAAGAAAGAAAGATGCTGTTAAATTGCAGGGTTGGTGGTTTATGACTTTTATCAATTCTTTAGAATATGGTAATGCTGTATTTAATCCTTTTGATTTGAATCTAGATGGCTGGGGTGAGCAAGTGAGTGAAGATTTAGATAGTTATGAAGAGATTTTTGGTGAACTTCACGATAAGTATAAGGGCGGAAAGTTGGCACCCGAGATTTCTTTACTATTACGTGTAGGCTTTAGTGCAGCTGTTTTAAATTTTTCTAATAAAGCGTTATCTTCTGCAGCTCCTGCATTTAATGATGTTATCAAACAAAGTCCTGAGTTAATGAAGATGTTTACACAAGCAACTGCTGATAATATGAGTCAAAACTCACCTGCATTTGAGATGGCAAATGATTTCATGCAAAATAACCCTGGAGCACGTGGGCCTCCTCCTCCTGCTCCAGTAGAAACTAAGAATATGGCTCCCCCTCAAAGACCTGGTATGGTATACACAGAAAGAGCGTCTAATAGACCTGACATAGATGCTGGACGTGGAGCCATGTTTCAAGAGAAAGGAGTAGAAATAAATAATTTCCAATCTACTAATTCTCAAGAAAAGAGTACTAGACAAGCTCGTCCAGAAATGAAGGGTCCGCAATCTAACGAATTGGATGATATTTTATCTGGATTAAAAACACGTACTATAGATATTCATGAAAACAAGCCATCTGGTAATGATAATGATTCAGTAATTTCTATCAGCTCTTTAAAGGATATTGAAAACACAACGATGCCTAAAAAATCTAAACGTAAGAACTTGTCCAATAAAAATACCGTTTCTCTTGATATTTAATTGATAACAATCTATTAATTTATTGTTATCAATAATTCGATTTAATTATCGTTCAACATTCTTTTTTGTTATTATTCCTTTGATAATTAGATAAAACCAATATACGTTTAACATCATGAATGTATTTGTTATTAAATATGGTGCATAACGTGTAGCGATTGAATAATCAGAAGTAACTTTCTCATAAAATTCTTGATTACTATATACATCAAAGTAATATCTATATAACCTCCATTTACAAAAACAAGATATAAATATCATATTATTAGTTAAATTAATATAATCATAACATGAACCAATTAGATTTTTCAGATATTTTTTTCGTGTTTTTAAGTAATGATAAATGCATAAAAATATACTACTTAATTCAAATTGCAACATTTGTTTGAATGTTTCATTTGAAACTGAAAAACCAAAATCATAATAATTAAAATATAAAATGGAAAAAATCGAAGCTAAATGATGTGCCCATACATCTAAATTATTAAATGGAATGAAATTTATTTCTATTACAAAATAACTACCTATTATGTATTTTGCTACACTAACATCATTTCTATAAAAAGAATAATAACTACCTAATAAAGCTGCTATAAATTGTACTAAGATTGTATAATCGACAACACTTTTATAAACTATTTTATCCTTTAAAAATAAGTTTACAATCATATCGTTAATTTAATTATCTTTATAAATTATTTTTATATTAGTTTAAAATACATGCCTTGAATTTAAAAACCAAACAATAGCAGCAAGCAATAAAATAACTAAAAACACACATATGCATCTATTTGCTTTTTTTATATTTTGCTTTTCATCTTCTTCATCTTCTTCATCAATTACATAGCGTCCTTTATACTCAGTATCATAATCTTTAAATACGGCTTCAGATGATTGATTGCTATCTTCAAATTCAGAATCTCTAAAAATCTCGTTCAAAATACTATCTGATTGTTTACTGTCTTCTTCTCTAATTGAATCTAATAAAGGATTTGATAACATTAATAATATTTACATCAAATGTATATATTGTTTTTATAATTGTTTATCCAACACATAAGTGTGATAATCTTCTCTATAACGCTTTACTAGCTCGTCATATTTTGTAATAAAATTTCCATCTCTATGTTGATAATAGATTGTATCAATCACCGCTTTATCTTGTGCTAATGTCTTTTCCATATAATATTTGGTAATTTCATCAAATATATAATTTACAAATGGAATATTGTATACCCAATTATTGCGATAAGCTTTAACAAATAAGCGTGTTTTTGATTTCGATAGAGGAAGTGCTGATGTAACAATCGTATTTACAAAGGGTCCAAATCGAACACGTGCTACAGTATAATGTGGTAAAATATATTCATTTTCAATCATTAATGTATTGATGTTAAATATTTTATTTGGTATAGATTCTTCTCCTGATTCATATTCATAACTAACGCGTACGTGTCCTTCAGAGACTTCTTCTATTTTATCAGAAAATGGTAAAGGGCGCTTTTTATTTCCAAAATCATGAACTTCCGAAATATGCAATACATCTAAAGAATTTTCTGTTACAGTTCGTGCATCAATATTAAAATCCTTACTTAAATATACACATCGAAATGATGAATCGTGCGCTTCTGGCTCTATCCAAAAATCAGAAGTAGGCGTTGATAACAAAGAAGTCATATCATAAATCGGAGTATCACACATATAAACCCAATCATTTAAACTGATTACTTTATAATGAGCTACATCCGTTTTTTTGTTGAAATTGGTACTGTGACGCATAAAGTCTTTACCAGGAGTTTGCACGAGCCTTCCACACTGATTAAATTTGAAAGTGTGGTAAGGACAAACCAAGCAATTAACGCTAGAATCAACTCTTCCTTTGGATAGCGATGCTCCTCTATGTGAACAAATATCACTAATTGCACCGTAATTATTACTATTATCTTTCCATACTGCAACCGGATTATCTTTTAACATGATCTTTTTTGCTTTATTTGGTAATATTTTGTCATTTTCACCAATAACATACCAATTATGATTATTTAATGATAGTCTTTGTTGGAAGGAAGCAGGTTTTTTAATAAATCCATTTACTAGTGTTAAATATATTAATAAATAATAAACAAGTAACATTTATAGTATTAACAAATATTATTTCTAAATCATTCATTAAAACATTAAACCATGATACAAATACAATAAACAATATAAAAATATTACACTACTAATTACATAATGATATCTTTATTGTTTATTCTATTTAATATTGTTGGTGGATTTGTTTATAATTCTAAGCTAACAAAGCCAGGATTATATGGAACAAAAGATATTCTTCCATCCCTTGAAGTGAAACAATTTTTTGGACAAAATGTAGGACAACCGTGGAGTTATACTGATTTATTTGATTTTTCCGATAATAAAATGATTAAAGCTATTTCTATTACCGACGATGGAAAAAACGCAATTGCAATTGACAAGCTTGGTTCTGATTCTTCTAATTTACATATTGTACACCTTTTTCCTGAAAATGTAAATTCATTATTGGATCATTTAATTAAAAATAATGTGAATGTGGATTTGATTACTCTGCCTAAGAATGAATTTAATGAACTATTATCAAAGGTAGGAGAAGCATTCTACAATATTTCAATCTATTTCTTTGTATTTACGTTTATAATTAATTTTATAATAGGATTTCGAAACAAAAATCAAGGCGGAAGTGGTCCCAGCTTTGGTATGACTAATAATATATTGAATCCTACTAATTCTAAGAATTTAAATATTGTCGATAGTGCTTCGTTAAATACAACATTTGTTGATGTTGCTGGTTGCGAAGAGGCAAAATTTGAATTAATGGAAGTAGTAGATTTTTTGAAAAATAAAGAAAAATTTGAACAAGCAGGAGCAAAAGTTCCAAAGGGTGTTTTATTAGAAGGTCCTCCAGGTACTGGAAAAACTCTTTTGGCAAAAGCAGTTGCAGGAGAAGCAGATGTTCCTTTTTTAAGTGTCAGTGGTTCAGAGTTTATTGAAGTGTTTGTAGGCGTTGGTGCTTCAAGAGCTCGAGCATTATTTGAAAAAGCAAAAGAGAATTCACCCTGTGTAGTATTTATTGATGAAATTGATGCGATTGGTAGAAAACGCGGAGCAGGAATTGCTGGAGGAAACGATGAACGTGAGCAAACATTAAATCAAATCTTAACAAATATGGACGGTTTTAGTTCAAGTGAAGGAGTTGTGGTACTTGCAGCAACAAACAGAGTAGATATTCTAGATGCTGCATTAACACGTCCAGGGCGATTTGATAGAAAAGTTACTGTTGGACTTCCTGATACAGAAGGACGAAAGGCAATTATGAAAGTACATTTTAATAATAAAAAGCTAGATTCGTCAATTGATTATGATGAGTTATCTAAACTTACTCCTGGATTTTCGGGAGCGGATATTGCAAATTTGGCAAATGAAGCTGCAATCTTTTCAGTACGAAATAATTCAACTGAAATTAATCGTAAACACGTTCTAGATGCTTATGAAAAAATGACTATAGGTTTAGTTTCAACTAGTCAAACAACTGATCCAGATATAATTGAGTTGGTGAGTAACCATGAGATTGGGCATGCTATTTTGACCGCGTTATTCGATGATATGTTTGATTTACGAAAGGTAACTATTAATGAAAATAAGAGTGGAGCAGGTGGTTATACACTTTTTACGCCAAAAGAAAGATTTCAAAAATATGCAACAAAGAAATTCATGCTAGCAAATTTGATTATTGCACTAGGTGGAAGAGCAGCAGAAATTTTTTTATACAGTAAAAATGAAAAGTCTAGAAAAGATAATCGTATTTTTTCAGAATTTGATGATTTGGAAGTAACTACTGGTGCATCTAATGATTTGAAACAAGCAAACAATATTGCACGTAAATATATTACAGAATATGGGTTTGGACATATTTTAGCTCAACCAGATAACAGTATGGGAAGTGATCGACCATTTATGGGTAGAGACTTTGAAATGGAAGAGAAAAAATTGAGTGATAATACCAAATTCAATATTGATACCCAAGTTAACATGTTAGTTCATTTTGCTTTCACAAAAGCACTAGATTTAATAAACGAAAATAATGTCGCATTTAAAGAATGTGTTGAGTTGTTAAAACAAAAACGCATTTTAGATGGAAATGATATCTATAGTATTCTTGACAAAAATAAAATTTGCTATGAATGTTCGGCCGATGATGATTGTCGTCCTGAATATACTCAAGAATAAATTTGAAAAATTGATTTAATATATTATTTTAATAGTAATATATTATCATGAAAATCGTGTATTCAGACAATAGTTTTTACGAAGGAGAAGTGAAAAATAATAAAAAAGACGGACAAGGATATGCAGAGTTTCCAAGTGGAAATATATACCAAGGTGAATGGAAAAACAATAATGTAGATGGATTTGGTAAAGTGATTTATGCAAACAAATACGGAGTTTATGAAGGAAACTGGAAAAATAATAAAAAAAATGGTTGCGGAAAAATGGTATGGACCTCTACTGTTCTCTCAAAAAAGCATACCTATATTGGATCTTGGGAAAATGATTATATGCATGGAAATGGCAAATATATTATTGAACCGCAAAAATATATTTATGTTGGTGAATTTAAAAATGGTTTGGAACATGGTTATGGAATTTTATATACGCAAGATTGTAGTTTTGAAGGTATTTGGGAATCCGGACGCTTACAAAAAGGAAGGATTAAAAAATATAGACGTTCTCCTCGATTTAAATAATATTATAGATATATTGTAGGATACATATTATAAAATGTTGTATATAATTTCTTTAAACTAGTATTTTTTTCTGTAATTGGTTTTTTATTATTATAATTTGATAGATAGTGATTATCCATTATGTATATTTTATGAATATTTCTATGTACAGAACCATTCCAAGAACGAAAGAAACTAGGATTATCAGTTACGAAAGATCTAAGTAACGAGTCTGTGTTTGGAATAGATATTATACCTGTATTGTTTTGAATGAAAATATCAATAATATTATTCCGTGTCATGTTACAATTCGCTTCAATATGAACAAGTATTTCTTCACTAAGGTTTTCTAATGTAGAATCCTCATTTATATACAAATATACAGGTTTATAAAAAGTGGTATTAATTTCAAATAAGTATTTCATTTTGTTAAATAAGTTATTTGTATAAAAATATATCAATTTTATAAAAAAATAATAAAGTTTTTGCTTATAAATTAAATTACCATTCAAATACTTTAAAATAAAAATACGCATAAACAGCCAAACAAATGAGCAATATATTAAATAATACGACTTGTATAAAAGGTATATGATAAATAGAAAGTGTAAATACAAAAACACCAACCGTTAATATAGTTCCCAATAGAGCATGTTTTAAAAATGCTTTCAAAACAGCCTTATCCTTCGAACTACTAATATAAATTAGCATAAAAAAGAATAAAGGTGCAGCCCAAAGAAACGCCCCTATTTTCAAATAATGTGGATGTGATTCAAACATATTTACTAAATAGGTAAAAATGCCAAAAAATAAAGCTCCGGCTAAAGAATTTATGATTATTGTTTTCATTTATATATTAATAACAAAATTATTTTTTTAGATATTAAAAAAATAATACGGGTATATATATTAACTAATATATGAATAAAGAAATTATAAAAATTACTCAAAGTGCATGTAAAAAATTAGCATTAATTGCAAAAGAAAATAACAATAAAAATATACTTTTTTCTGTAAGAGGAGGCGGATGCAACGGATATAATTATATGTTAGAACCTATGGATTTTAAACCAGATAAACACATAGAAAAAGTAGTAAGAGATGATTTTACATTATTTATTTGTGATCACAGCATTATGCATGTTTGGGATACTACAATAGATTGGAAAAAGGATATTATGGGTCAAACGTTTACATTCAAAAATCCTATGGCTCAATCTAGTTGTGGATGTGGAACTTCATTTTCAAGTAAAGCGAATAAGAAATAAATCATATTCTTTTATATAAATTATTTGTTTCTTGATAACCTCCAATAAAAGCACCATTTTTAAAAACCATGGGAAATGTCTTATAAGAAAACCCGATAATTTCTTCCATAATCTCTAAAAAAGTAAGTTTATCTTTTTGTAAGAAAGAATCACAATCTATTAATAGATAATTTTGATTTCTTAACAATTCTTTCACTTTATTACAATATATACATCCTGATTTTGTATAAATTGTAAACTTTTCTTTGTTAGGAAGCGGAACTTCTATATATTCTTCCATATACGAAAGCCTAGATTTTTTAATAGTAACTATAACACATTTACATTTTAGGACTACTTTCCTCAATAATAGATTTTAATAATGCCATTCTCATTTCAACACCAAGTCTCATTTGATCAAAATAAACAGATCTTTTATCATCATCAAGATCTGCAGACAATTCTTCATTTCTTGGAAGAGGATGCATAATAATACAGTCTTCTTTTGAACCTTCCATAAATTTCTTATTCACAATTATATCTGCGGTTCCCTCAAATGATCTTTCTTTTTGCAAACGCGTAACATATACTACGTCAAACTTACTAATATCTACTTCATCTTCTGTTAAACATATATCTTCTACAATTTGAGTATGACTAATACCTATATTATATAAATAATCAATACTGGGTTCTCTGTCTTTGAATGGTAAAAAATTTATTTTATTTGTAGGATATAATTTTAATAAATCTACTAATGAATGTATTGTTCGAGAGTGTTTAATATCACCAATAAAGAGAAAGTTAAGATTTTCTATATTATTAAATTTTCTATAAATCGTGTACAAATCTATTAATGCTTGTGTTGGATGTTCTCCGTCACCATTTCCAGCATTAATAACAGGAATTGTTGAAATTGCACTTGCCTTTTCTAAAAAACTTTTTTGTGAATGTCTTAATACCATAATATCGGCATAATTATTTAATGTTTTAATAGTATCTTCGAATGTTTCTCCTTTAGTTAAGCTTGAATCACTTCTATTAAATGTAATTACTTTACCACCTAATTTATACATAGCAGATTCAAAAGATAAAGAAGTTCTTGTACTAGGTTCAAAAAAAGCATTCACCATTATTTTATTTTTAAATCTTTCATTCGGGAGATAATTATCTAATCTTTTTGCTAATATTAAAAGGTTGTCAACAAAGGATCTGGTCAAATTTTTGCAACTAAGCATTTATTTAGATAAAAAGATATGTTTATATATTTTACTCAATAATATAACCATGAAAATAATAGATTTACCTAATGAACTACAGCGATATATATTTGATTTTGCATACGGAAAATGCGATAAATGTAAAAAATATATTCATTTCGAAGAGTTAACAAATAGATGTAGGATCTTTCAATATAAAAGTGTGTTTGATGTTGATTACTATATCGATGATAGTGAATCATTCAATCTTATTTGCAAAAACTGCATCAAAGAATACAAAGGAAAAGTTATTATTAATCTCAATAGTAACACTTATTCTTGGATTGAATGAAATGTTTTCAATATCAAAAAATTGATTTTTTTAGACCCAAGTAAAGATATTAGTTATTTGAATAGTATAATTAAATATGCCAATCACACTTGCAAGTATCGAAGAGCGCGTCATTTTCAGAGAGTGGAAGAAGGAAGTCCATAACCATAACAGGTATTTTGTCAAGAATGCTTATTTTAAGCAAAGAAGAATGGATGAATGGGAGCAAGAGTTGAAGAATATTGATACACAATATAGAAACTTGTTGAAAGAGGCCTCAAAAGAAAGAATGGAAAAAGAGAACGAAAATATTAAGCTTGTTCGAGAACAAGAGATTTATGATGAAGCTTTGCTAGAACAGAAGAGAAAGCATCTTCGTCAAAGACGTGCCCATCTTGTTGAGGAGAGAAATCATGCACCAGTACGCCGTTCTACTAGAATTCGCGAACTGAATGATGGAACAACTGCGCGCAAAAGGAGAAACTCAATTACCGCATAAAAATGAATAAAAGCTTAAAAAACAAAAATAAACACAGTACATGTATAAATTGTATTTTTTTTTAAATTATGAAAAATATTTCGTAATTTATATGGACGTTTTAAAACAAGAACTATTAACTATTGACGATTTTAATGAAATTGTTCAAAAAATGATGTCTACAGAAATTATCCATTTAGCCAAAAATTATTTAGAAAGTCTTCATGCTACGATGATTCTTAAACCAAAAGATTTTTTGACTGCATTTTTGATATACAGATTTCCAATAGATACAGTAGGAAATTATAATGTACCAGAAAACAAACAATTGATTGATACCTCTAGATCACTAATAAATAGTGATCAAAGTGAAATTAAAAAAAATATTGTTAGATACAGTATTCATTTCAAAACATGGAAAAATAGAGACTTGAATACTATGAAAGAAGAATTATTTAATGAGTATCATCAATTAAGTGTAGATATGGCCAATACAGACGATAATGACAAAAAACATGTATTTGAAACAACAAAAAACGAAATAGTAAAAGTTGCCAAAAATATTGGTGGAGAAGATTTTGTAGATGAAATGAAAAGCGTTGCTCCTGTGTTAATCAATCAAGAACAATTAGAGAATCAATACAGCAAAGCATTTTTTGATGTATTTTGCCAAGAGTTTAATGAAAAAAAATATGCACGGTTTGAACCACTTTTGCAATTTGTAAGAAATACTTTACTGCAACTTAACAATAAATCTTTCAAAAGCCAAATCGAGGAATATATTGATATTGAATTTATTATTCAAAGATTCAAATACGACTTATTTAATGACGAAGAATTAGAAAAACTATGTTTATTTATTTATGATATGGTAAAAAATATCCAATCTGCAGCACGCGATAAAAAGTTAGAAGAATTTAAAGATGAATTAAAAAATAAACCAATCTATTTTCCCGATGTTTTAATTAATATAATTTATTTAATAAGAATGGTTATTATTGACTTGGAAAATTTAAAAGAAGGTAATTTTAATCACTAATCTTTGGAGCCAAATAGAAATTTAATTGTGAATCCTGATTATCTAACATATATGTTATTTTTAATGGTTGGTCATTTGATATTTCGAGTTTAATTTCACTACTAATTTTATTATAAAGACTAATATAATGCAATAGCTTAAGCGTATAACTACTAGACAATTCGTTATTCACCTCATAGTCTTTTGCATTTTCTTTACTAATTTCTACTTTCATATTTCCTTGATCTGATGATTCTGATGCTAAAGTTACCTTTTCTTCTTTACAATCTATATTTAATGTGTCGTCAAATATATTTAATTGATTCACAATCTCTCCAAACTGTATTGAATCCATGGTCAAAGAAACATCTGGTTGCATCGCTGGAATTGCAAAGAGCTCTTCGTCAATATCAATCAAATTGATTTGAAAATATTTATTTAAAAGAGTTGGATCATTACTTGTAAATTCGATTGCCAACTTATCATCTTCTACACGTAACTCTAATTTTTGTTTTTTATCTCGAATATGTAAAATTTTATACAAAATAGATACATGAATCCCAATCACTTCACTCGCTTCTGTATCATAAGTTGTAAAGAAATTTGATAACAAATGTACTTCAAATACAGATATTTTGGAGCTATCCATGGCTTGAATATACAGCTTATCATCTTTTAAAGACAAATTAACATATTCTGAAATATGCTTTAAATGTTGAAAAATAATACTGAATATTTGCGCTTTTTCAATATCATCAATAACAAGTTTCATTATTATTTTACTTGATTAATTTTTATATAGTATTCTTTTTATCTTGTATTTCAATATTTTAATAATTGAAAACATAAAAATTGTGATGAGTATTTGTTTTCATTTATTGTTTGTATTAGAGTTAAAACGCTAATTAGTAATAAAAATAATATAAAAATTTTTCATTAGTAATATGTAATAAAATAACTATTACTAATGAAACAAAGTCAAGAACAATTTATTTTAAAGGCAAAAGAAAGACACGGAGATAAATATGATTATTCAAAGGTTGTGTATACTATCGCTCGTAACAAGGTGATTATTACTTGTGTTGATTGTAAAAATGATTTTGAAATGACACCGAATAAGCATTTATCAAGAGGTGATGGTTGCAAACGGTGTAGTAGACAAAAATGCGCTCATGTTCAACGAAGTAATGTAGATGATTTTATAAATAAAAGTAAATTGAAACATGGTGATGTATATGGTTATGAAAATGTTGTTTATATAAATAGTAAAACATATGTATTAATTACGTGTAAAAGACATGGAGATTTTAAGCAAACACCAAATAATCATTTATGGGGATATGGATGTAAGGCTTGTCGTGATGAGAAGAGTGGAAATAGTCAACGACTTACTACCGAACAGTTTATAGAACAATCTAAAAAAATACACGGAGATAAATATGATTATTCAAAGGTTGTGTATACTAATTCTCATACTAAGGTAATTATTTATTGTGTTAAATGTAAAAATGATTTTGAAATAAAACCGAATAATCATGTCAACGGACAAGGTTGTAGCTATTGTAAAAACAAAACAGAAAAGAAATTATATGAAGCACTTAAATCTATCTATCCTTCACTTAGTGTTCAATTTAAACAAGACTGGTGTATAAATAAAAGATATCTACCGTTCGACTTCTGTATACTCGAACACAAAATTATTATCGAATTAGACGGAATACAACATTTTAAACAGGTAAGTAATTGGACCTCACCTGAAGAAACATTTAAAAATGATAAATACAAAGAAAAATGTGCTAATGATAACGAATATTCAGTTATTCGTATTTTACAAGAAGATGTATTTTATGACACTTATGATTGGGTAAAATCTTTATGTGAAGCAATTGAAGAAATTAAAAATGGTAATGAAATTGTAAATACGTATTTAAGTAAAAATAAAGAATATGATAACTATTAAGTCGGTATTTTAAATTACCATTTGTCTATAACAAACATCATACAATTCACAATAACAAGTTAATATTTGTTATTATGTAGTTTTTGGAACTTTACGCTGTCCATAACCATGTTTGGCACGTGCTTTTTTTGCAAGACTAAGAGCTTTACTATTTGCACTACACCCTTCTTCTAATATATTATAATCAACTGCCGCTGCTTTACCACCAGTTATTGAACTTGCCATACGAGCAATACCCCAAGAATGACCTGTTTGATTAGGCCTACTTCCAGAGCTAAAATACGCTCCTTGACCTTTTTTTACTAGTTTATCCAAAGATTCTATAGTACACCCTGTTTTATTTGCCAACTCTTTGGATGGTTTAATAGAATCTATTTCATACATTTTCTGAGCTTTTAAAATATGTGGTGATGTTTTTGATTTATATGAATCTACTTTCTTTCGTGTATAATATTTTTTTTTCTTATACATAGTTTTAGATTTCTCAAGCATTTGCTTTTGCTTTTTTTTATCTTTTTTACTTAATCTTTTTGGCACATATTTTCTTGGTATAGATCTTTTTCCTCCATAACCTGTTATTTCTGCCCTAATGAGAGGATTATACAAGGCATCTTTCGTCGATTTTTTTCCATCATCGATTTCAGGTAATGCTTCTTCTATATTCCCATCAAATTCATTTTGTTCTCGTATTCTATTATAACTATCGAAATATTCTATAGTTTCTATTACTGGATAACCCAAATTATTCTCATATAAACTGAGATATTTATCATTCTCATTTGGTTCTTCCAAATTATGAGTAAAAAAACGACACACTAAACCGTTAATATACTCCCATCCTGATTGTGGTTGAGATAGGTTGCTTGGTCCATATCTTTGCATAATATGATACTTTGTAAAACGAGCAAAATAATAATTATCTTCTGTATCTCTTATTAAAAAATGCGTTGGGTTTGTTATTTTACTATCTTCAAATGATCTATTGTATTTATTTTTAAATGACCCTTTGTAACCATTTTTTAATAATTTTTCTGCTAATTTGTCATCTATGTTTACACCAGATTTAAAGCAATCTAATAAATTTCCTTCTTCTATAAAATCAGTAGAGTCGATTTTATGGGGTTTAAATAAATTAGATGTTATAAGGTCTGTTATCTCTTTGTCTAAAGCAGGCTTAGTTTCATCTCTTAATACATATGTACCATTTTCTAATTTATAACCTAGTTTTTCAAAATCTTTTTCTAACTCTTCAAGCTCATTCAACTTTAATTCACCACCTCTTTGTATTTTTTTTGATTTTCTAAATTGTTTAGATTTGTTGTATTTTCGTGTTGTCATTAATATATAATTAGATTTTTATATATTAATTTACCTTTTCGTTTTCTTTTTAGACTTTTTCGTTTTCTTTTTAGACTTTTTCGTTTTCTTTTTAGACTTTTTTGTTTTCCACCTTTATATATAATCATATTTTATTTATGCAGAATACATGGCCATCATTTTCTCCTTTTGTGTTTTATAATCTACAATTGGTCTAGGATATCTTATATTTGAATAACTTGTATATACTTCATCCCATTTATGTATATCACCCGCAGGTACATCTTCCAACTCAGGAACCCATTTTTTAATATACTCAGCGTCTGAATCAAATTTTTTACTTTGAATCCATGGATTCATATCTCTAAAATAAGGTTTCATATCAACGCCCGTTCCACTAATTCCTTGCCAGTTTCCGTTATTTGAAGCAACATCATAATCCGTAAGATTTTTGGCAAAATATTTTTCACCTTCTCTCCAATCAATAAGTAACACTTTAATTAATACACTAGCAGTAGTCATTCTACCGCGGTTGTGCATATATCCAGTTGTATTAAGTTCTCTCATACATGCATCTACAATAGGAAACCCAGTCTCTCCTTTTTGCCATTTTTCTAAATGACCCTTGTTTTTACTCCACTTTAATTTTCGATATTTTGTTTGATACGATTGACCTACTACTTCAGGATATCCGTGCAAAACATGAGCAAAAAATTCACGCCATATTAATTCTCGAATAACACCACTATTACTTTTTAACCCTTCATACATTTCTCTTACTGAAACACATCCATACTTTAAATAAGCAGACATATGTGTTGTTTTGTAAATAAAATTATCACGATCTGCTTGATAGTTAGTTTGATTTTTCTTAGCTTCTTGTAGTTTTTTCAATCCTAATGTTCTTCCTCCATGAACCAAAATATCACTATTTTTACTTGCATATTTTTTAAACGCTTGAGACAAACTAAAGTCAAAATTAAAAGAATGAGAAAAAGAATCCAAATTTTTTACGTTTATCTTTGATACAGATTTAACAGGTCGAGATATAACATCATTATAAAAAGGCGTGTATTTTTTAAAATATGTTCCCGTTGTTGTTTTTACCGAACCAGGCTCATATAAATAATAATCAAAGAAACATTCACAGTCAATTTCTTTCGATTCACATAAAGCCTTCATATTTTCAGTTCGTTCTGTAGCATAAGGACTATAATCTTCATTAAAATATACACCATCTAATTCCAGTTTGTCGATCAATTTTGATACAATTGATTTTTGAGAACCATAAAATATACACAATTTGCCACCGGCGTTTTTAATATCTTTTTCCAATTCCATTAGACTTTCAATCATGAACTGAATAGAATTTTTAGATCGAAACGCGTTAGCAGAGCTTACTTGTTCAGGAGTAAATATAAAGCAGGTATATAAATCTTTACATAATTTACTTGCTTCAATCAAGCCCTGATTATCCTTAATTCTTAAATCTCTATGAAAAATAAATAAACCCTTGGTCATATAAATATATATAATACTAACATTTATATTTATATAAGTTATTTAAAATAGAATGAAACTAATTCTTGTGCCAGTTGAGGAGTTAATACTTTCATGTAATACATTCCAGAGTAACGGTCGAGAAGTGTATCTTCTGTATACAAAATAGGACTTCTTATACTTAATGTCTTTGAAAATTCATCATACTCAATCGATACACTACTCTGAATCCAATCAATTGATGTATAAGGTAAGTCAGAATAGATTTTATCAGGAATAAAAATGACATTTACATCACTTATTTGTTTATTTATTTTTTTTAAAACGGAAGTCATAATTTTTCGGTTAATAATACCCGCAGTTGTGGATACTCCAAATGATGCATCTTTATAAAATCCACTTTTACGGATCGCATTTTGATTCTTCATTTTAATTGCCAAGGTTTTTGAATAATATGGATTTAATGGACTATAAATAGATTCAAGTCTGTAATAAATATTAACTACTCCTTGATCAGATATTTTTGGTTTGCATGTAATAAAATCATTTAAATTATCTATCTTATGTGTTTTAATAGAAATGGGAACAAAATAATTTGTATTTACAATATCATATTGTAATTTTCTTACATAAAAGTCACTTTCATTCTTGAGTGCGTTATAGTCGTCAATTGCCTTTTTACTATATATTAGTTTCTCATATAATTCGTGATAACTTGTTTCATTATATTCCCACGTAATAAAATTAGCAATTGTATTTGAAAGACGCTCATGTGCTTCTTCTAAAGGAATAGCAGATTTAATATTTTTCTTTTCAAATATCTTAGCCGATTTACTTAAAATCCCATCACACATTTGCAAATGATCAACATCTTTTTCTATAATGATGCTTTTATTAAAATTTAATCCAGCCGTTTCCGCTTTATCTAAATCAGAAAATTCATTACATGCCAAAAATGGATTTGTGAAACCATCCTTTTCACCCAATAGTGTCAATACAGGTTTCTCAAAAGTACTTATTTTTTCAGATTTCCATGGCAATACACTTTCAGAATTCAACACACTACCCATTTGAATAAATCCATCTCCGTATTTTTTAACTAGTGGAATACAAAAATATCCGCCTGCAGAATGTCCCATAAAATACAGTTTCTCAAAATTGATATCTTTTTCTTTTAAATATTTCAACGCACGTTTGGTAATTAGTTCACTCTGTTCTTCTCCCTTAAATGGCAGATTCAATAAATAATCAATAATCAAAAATTGCACATCCGTATTTTTCGATTGTGCTTTGTCTTGCACTTTATTACAAATATTTACATAAGATTGAGGTATCTTATCATAGCCTGGAAACACAATAACAAAAACATCACATTCTTTTTTATTTCCAATCAAAATTGACCGATCCATGACTTTATTCTGGTATAATGAAAAAAATGTCGGCTTAAATGCAGTTGCAAAAAGAAAACATATAAAACTTACTAATAATCTCATAATTATAAAAGTAATTTATATTTATATTTCTTATACTTATCATATTTTTAAAAAAATATTTAAAAATAGTGCTTTTATTTAATGTATATGTCAAACAAATCGTCTAATGTGTTAGCAGCTTCCAAGTTTAGCTTTTTCAAAAATAAAGTATGTGATACGTTGATTGGATTTATGTTTTTTATAAACGCTCTTTACGTAGATGTTATGATTTTCTTTAATTTTTTATATAAATCCTCGCCTTTTTTAAAACATATAGCAGATGTTGCAAAATACAATAGTCAAATCATTCATTCTATACTTTTTGAATATAAGATAGAGCCTTATCATAAACTATGGATAAATATTAGTTATTTACAGGCAGATATAGATAATATATATTTGATTGAGAATTATGATGATTATTATGAAGAGTTAGTATGCAATAAACAACTTTTGAACGAACAAATTAACACTAATTATCAAGTGTTGAGTTCAGTATATTGTGATTATAAAATACTTATTATGACATACAAAGGTCAGTATATTGTACGAAGTGAATTCTTAGATTTGCAAGATAATAACTTTGAGAAAATGTTATTTAACGAAAAAGTGAAAAAACCTTTTTTGCAAATTACTTACATCGAGCCTAATAATAAGGTTAGTATTGATATGAACCTTCCGGAAAGTTATTATTTAGAAAATAATGAACTCTTTTCCGCAACATTTGTAAAGAGGTATTTGGAATATCAAAACAAACCTTACAATTTTGACTTGGATTATGAAATTAATATTATGGATTCAGATATTAATCAAATTACATTAACGAATGAAGACTATATAGTCATAACAAAAGATGGTTATGAAGTAAAATCAAAAAAAAAATAAAAAGTATATAAAGTTTTTTATAGTATAAATATATGAGCGTGAGCCAAATGGAACCTGCATGTCTTCCATCTTCATATCAACCCCTGAATGGTAAATGGAATTTGTATTACCATTTACCACACGACAACAACTGGAGTTTATCCAGTTATACAGCAATTATGAATGAGATTGAAAATATTGAAAGTGTTGTTTCTTTGAACGATACTATTCATGAAAATGTTATCAAAAATTGTATGTTATTTGTTATGAGGGAAGGTATTACGCCTATGTGGGAAGATCCTAAAAATCGTCATGGTGGATGTTTCTCCTATAAAGTAAGCAATAAATTTGTTCCTGATGTATGGAAAAAATTGTTTTATTTGGTATGCGGAGAAACTATATGTACCGATACTGAATTATGTAAATATGTGAATGGTATTACTATTTCACCTAAGAAAAATTTTTGCATTATAAAAATATGGTTATCAACGTCTGATTACCAAGATCCAAATATAATTACAAATTTGCCAAATTTGTCAAAACAGGGATGTTTGTTTAAAAAACATGAACCCGAATTCTAAATTTTTATTAATATATTCGTTAATAAAAATAAAGTAATTAAATTTTTTCTGGATGACTCGAAAATATGATTGTATCCAATAAAGTATTTTGTGATGTTACTATTGTTTCAATCTCCTGTTTCATAGTGTCAATCGTTTCACAAGTATGCAATTCATCTTGATAATAATACCTATAAATATTTGTTTTTTCCAATATATCAACTTTTGAAATAATTAAATCTGTTGTTCCTGATATTTCTATTGCAGTAATCAGTTTATCCAAATTAAGATAATTTACATTTCGCAATCGATTTGTAGTTGTACCATATTCGTTTCCTTCTGTTGCCAACGTCATTAATTCCTGATTACAAAGTAAATCATCTGGAAAATCTGGATCGGTTCCAACACGTGTATCATATATTTTAACTGCTCCATATATTTTTCTTATTTTTTGTGGTGGAAATCCAAGATTACACGCACTATATGGTAAACAATTACTACTTGTAACATATGGATAATTTCCGTAATCTACATCTAACCAAAATCCTTGCGCACCTTCACACAATACTTTTCCGTATAATTTTTCATCCCATATAAAATCAGCAAATGATTCCTTTACATTCATTACACGTGTTCCCTTTCTAGCATATTTATGTGAATAACAAGGACCAATACCTCTTGCAGTAGTTCCTAATAATTTATTATATTTTTGTTTATCTTTTTCAATATGATGACTTGTTACAATATGTGCCTTTGGTGATATTTTTATTAAGCTTGTATCAAATCCATTTTCTTGGAGATAATGAATTTCTTCAAAAAATGATTTTTCATTCACCACACAGCCAGGACCTATAATCGATTTTATTCCATGAAAAACTCCTGACGGTATTAAATGTGTAGAATATTTATTATTATTTACATAAATGGTATGACCTGCATTATTTCCACCCGACCATCTACATACAAAATCATATTCTTTTGCTTTCGATAGCTCTGAAACGATCTTTCCTTTTCCTTCATCTCCCCAAGCTAATCCAACGCATATATCGACGTGTTCAATATTCATAATATCAATATTGTAAACATTTTATACTATTTATTTATAAAAATAATGAATAAATAAATAATCACATTCCAATAGTTAATTCATAATTATTTCTTTGTTTTTTTCTTGTATGTCTTTCTCTTGTTTGTCTTTCTTTTGTTTGTTTTTCTCTTGTTTGTCTTTCTCTTGTATTTTCTCTTTTTACCTCCAGCTGTTGGTTGTTTTTCTTGTTTTTCTTGTATTTTTTCTATAATAAAGTCTTCGCTTGCTAATTGCGAGTTTTTATAATTAGGATATTGGCCGTTCGGTATATCTGATCCTTGTTCTTCCCCAAATTTAGCTATTTCGGCAATTGCGTTTTCATGTGCGATAACTAATTTTGCTGCTTCAAGATTTACATCATCAGGACATTCTTTATAATTCTTATACTTTACAAGTTGTTCTATATCCGCTCTTTTAAAGGGGGGTACTACTTCATGTTTAGGAAGAAGAAATTTAAGCTTCTTGGTGTTATCAGGTATGCTATTTAGATGGTTCCAAAGATCATTTTTGTTCTTTTTTTCGCATTTATCACCAAATATACTTTTAAACATTATATATTATATCAATAAAATTATTAAACATATAATTATTATAATTCATTTTTTAGTTTGTCTTGACTTCCAAATATTTTACTGCCTAAACTATGTAACTCAGGAAAACTACGTTTTGAAAAAAAAGGATTGTTTACATAACTTGTATCAATCAAACGAAATAGAATATAAAAACATGCTACAATTATGATAGCACCTCCAATAAGTACTTCATAAATGTGCAACATAAAATTGATTATTTTAATATATGCATAATATATTAAAATATGAAGTTCCAAACTAAATATATTCCTTCTCTAAAAAAAGAGGTTCAATTTAGTATTGGACAAAATGCCGAAGATAATTTTACTATTATTGATAATTCAGAACCAAATGATATATGGTTTCATTTAGCCGACGACTCTTCTTCTCATGTAGTTGCCCAAATACCAGATATAAAACTTGATAAAAAGCAAAAAAGACAAATTATTACACAAGGAGCAGTCATTTGTAAAGAAAACAGCAAAAGCAAATCAAAAAAAGGAGTTTCTATTATTTACTCTGAAATACAAAACGTAACAAAGTCAACGCCTATTGGAACAGTTAGTGTAAGCGAACAAAAAATCACCATTATTTAACTAGGAGGAAGAGGAGCCAAACACAATTTAATTTCACCCAAAGAAGCAACATCATATTTCACTATAAGAGGTAAATCATTCCCCAAATACATTTCTAAATGACTACACAACGGAGTACATTTAATAAAATGGCTCAAACTTTTTAATGAAAATTCTCCTTGAGTAATGACAGAAGCATTCGATTTTTGAATAAAATTCATATATCCATCAGATTCTGAACGGAATATACGACTACTGGCAAATGTTCCCTCACAAGAAAAAATCAAATCATTTCCTACCGATTTAATTTCAATACGATCTGATATTCCATTTAAATCACGAATGATTTTTTGAAAGTCGGAAGTAGGTAAATTGATCACAGTTGAATATTCCACATCAGGAACAACCAATTCTTCCATATCAGGTTCAATCAATCTCAATTTTTGACTATAACATTGTTTAATATCGCCATTATCATATTGCAATCCTAAGAAAGAAACTATACCATCATGGTAATCAGCTTTGTCAATATACATAGATAGTGTATCATCATTCGACATGGTAGAAATCACTTTAAATAAATGTAACGTATTAGCACATACGATAATTTTATCGGGCAAACAATCATATTGTTCAAACCGATTTGATTTTAAATTTACATTCACCAAAATTGTATGAGTTTTATCAAAATTTATAATCTTCATTCCATCCTTTGTAAATGTGATTGTGGCATCTGTTAATATATCTTTAATAGCTGTTATCATGTTACGAATAGGCTGTATTTGTACAGTTTTTATAGTCAATACATTATTCTCTTCGTTCATAATCCAAAAAATATAATTATAAATATTCAACCATTATGTTTTTATATTTTAATTAATAAAATATATATTTTGACTAATACAATAAAAAACATAATTCATTTAGGAAACATTTCCTTTTATATATAAAATATTTAGTTATATTATAATGACAACACAATTAAATACTGCAAATCACACAATATTGAACACAAGTATGACTGATTTATTTAAGACAGGTTCGTATTCGGGCGTTAAGATGTCAATCTATACCGATTCAGCTGCAACTACCTTTGCTTCAGATTCAGCTGGAAATATAGAAAATAGAAAAATTAATCAAATATTGAGAACGGCTTCTTATGTAGATCCAAGAACAAATCAAACAATAAAGCCTAAAATAAAAGTCATATTTACAGATGGTACATCTCTCACTAGTACTGATGATACAGATACATATTATTATATAATAGCTGGAGAGGCGCATGTAACTAAAACATTTTAAATAATAAATTCAATCAATTATCAATTTATTATTCATTTTTTACAATTCTATAGTTACTATTCTGTTTAACTAACTTACCAATATACAATAATTCACCGTTTCCTTTTTGAGCCTCTATGTAACTTTCATAATCATACAATTCTTGCGTGTCTTGATTCCAAGCATATTCGACACCATTTATTGTTGCTTTTACTGGTTCCCATGTTAACATTCTTACTTGATCATCATCTTTGCTTGTCAAATCATCCTTAAGATTAGGATAAGAAGAAAACATATTTGATTCAACTTTTCCGTATCCATAACAAACCAAGTCTTCTTGTTTATTGCTTTCTTTATATAAATTGCAATCAATCGCAGATTCTTTGATAGACTTTAATAATTGATTATTGATTTTTTGTTTAATATTAGCTATTTCAAAAAGGGTTTCATCTGTAGAAACAACCGTTTTCTTATCCAATCGGCTTATATCGCGGATAGTTAACTCAATATTGTTTTTGTCTTTTCTTTGTTGTTCACTTAATGTACTCATATACAAGAATACTTTTACATTTCGTTTTTCTTCTGGAAGTTCTTGATGACTACAAATTCTTCGTGCTCTGCCAATCACTTGTTCTAAACGCACATTATGCCAATAGGGTTCAACAATATGAACATAACGAGTATTTCTTAAATTAATACCCTCTGCTCCTGATGCGGTAATCATCATAATTTTGATTATTTCCCCATTATTATTATTTTGAGCAATTGTTTTTAATTTTTCTGATATTTGTAAAGGAACATAATCCCAGTTTCCATTATAAATATTTCTGATGATTTCTTTTTCTTCTGCTGATTCTGTACCAGTATATAAAACAAATTTTGGCTTTGATGCATTTTCTTCATCTTCTTCATAAGTAAAACTACTTCCGTTTTTCTTTAACTTGAATTCAGCAAAACCATTCGCCATTAATACTAATCTAAACACACCAATACCATATATAGTTCTAAAATGACTGTATATTAAATGCAATCCTTCGTGGTCAAGTGACTGTACATTTTGCAACAATCTTAAAAATTTAGGACTAGTCTCTTGTAATCGATCAGTTGTTAAATATTGTTTAACACCATCTTTTTCAGAATCTAAAATAGCAACTGCTTTTTTCACTACTTCAGAGTTATTAAATTGTTCATCAAATAAATTTTCTGATAATTGTTCATTCTTTAACTCTTCTTCCGTCTTCAAAGCAGTCTTAATTTCATGGGGAAATACATAATTACAATAAGCTCTTGAAAATACTCGGTAAGTAGATGCAACACCAAAAATATTTTCACTATCATCATTTTTCTTCTTCATTCTTTTTGCTTTGTTCATTTTTTCGGTTTTGTCTGCTTCTAATTTACGTATTTTTTGATATTCATCAAATTGATAGTCAGAAAAATCTGTTTTTTCAATAAAATAAGTATTTCCATCTTCTGTTTTTAAGAGTTCAGGTAATAATTCTTCTTGGGCACTTCTGAAATAAGAAGTTAATCCCAATATACGTTTTTGAAATACATTCACATTCTTAAGTTGAGCAGTTTCTGTATTTATAAACATATTTATAAACCCATCTGTATCATCAGGTAGAGTAATATATTTATTTTTAACAATATCCTTTTTAGAAACTTTAATTGTACCATTCTGATCTTTCTTTTCTAGCGCTTCAACAACATTATTTAAAAAGGTTTCTTGATCAACATTACCTGCATCATCATGTTTTACACCGTTGTATTTGTTCATAATTTCATTTGCACCTCCGTAATACGGATTCATCAAATGAGGAATATTTGCATCAATACTTTCTTCTTCGTCCTTTGTATTTTCCTTAGTATATAATAATTCTCTTGCAAAATCGAGTCCTTGCTTCTTCGTTTTGTTATTTTTTGCCTTTCCTCCCTTTTTACGTGTAGTGCCTTTTGCTACGCCTCGTTTTTTCACATTAATAAAACCAAAAGGATTTCGCGTAATTTGTAAAGTATCGTTGCTATAATTAACATAATCGTAATTCTTAATTTTTGCTGCTTCTAATTTTTTCATAATAAATTCTTCATTCATCTTTTGTTGATTTGCATTATTACTTCTTTGCCATGTGATGGGTATCGAGAACGATTGCACATTTCCTCGCAATATATTAAAAAGTACGCCCAGTTCGTTAGGATAATTAATAATAGGTGTGCCAGATAACAAAATAACCTTGGCATTCTCGGCATTCATTAAATAATTATACAGCATATAGGGAATTGTATCTTTTTTCTTTAACTTATTGACAATACGGCTTACGAAATTATGTGCTTCATCGATCAACACAACACAGTTATCGAAAGGATTTCTTTGAAAATTATTTGTAATCAATTCCAACTTTTTCATATTTAAACCATTATAATTGATATCAAAATATTTATTACGGATCATTTCATTCAGTTGTGTATCAATCTGCAATTGTTCATCGGTTGTTAAATCTACAAAGTTTGGTTCTTTATTTACATTTATTAACCAAACACCTCGTTTTTGATTGCTTTTTTTCTTGTTAATAAATTCATGATCTAAGTTTAACGCTCTTGCTAATACACCTATTACATAATCTGGACTTCCCTCTGTATCGAAAAAACTCCAATATTGATTTTTTTTATAAAGTGCATCACCACATTTTTTCATTTCACTAAAAAAATTCATTTTTAAAGAAGCAGGAGTCATGACAAATACACGCTTATTTGATTTCATACCTTCTGCCATAGCAATAGATGTACATGTTTTACCGGATCCCAATCCATGATAAATTAATAAACCTCGATAAGGACTATATAAATTTAAGTAATCGCGCACTACTTTTTGATGCGTTAATAAATCGAAATCAGCAGTCATATCTTTTAAATCACAACTAACAAGATTTTTATTATCTTTTAATTCTTTACTGAAAGGCATAAATAGATTTGTTAATTTATTAATAAAAATTCGCCTGTTATGCATGTAATAACTTGAAGCTTTTACAATTATTTTTTCTTTGGGTTGAGGTAATCCTTCTTCTATTTTTTCTTCAAACTCTTTTTCTTCTTTTGATTTTTTAGGTTTCTTTTTTCCAACTTCATCTTTTTCTAATTCTTGCACAATCCTTTCGAGATCATCTTCTAAATTTTCTTCATTTTCCTTTACTTCAACACTTTCTTCTAGATCTATTATTTCATCTTCTTCAGCCTCTTCTTGTTTCTCTTCAGCCTCTTCTTGTTTCTCTTCAGCCTTTTCTTCTTTCTCTTCAGCCTCTTCTTGTTTCTCTTCAGCCTCTTCTTTCTCTTCAGCCTTTTCTTGTTTTTCTTCAGCCTCTTCTTTTTCTTCCGGAATAACATAATCTGTATTTTTCAAAACAATCTTTTTATTCGTAATTACCGGAACTTTCGGTTTTTCTTCTTTATCGGAAATTAATCTTTTATCTTGAACTACAAAGTTCTTTTTAATTTTCTCTAGTACCCTTTTTCTTTCTAATTTATTATCACCTTTATCATCTGAACCAATCTTTATTTTAATAGGATTATAATTTTCAGCATTAGGTTTTGTTGCCAAAGTAACTAAAGGTTGAAATGTTCTATGTTCCATAATATATTATATTCTTACAAAATATATATTTAATCTATTTGTAACATAAAATTGATAAAAATTTTATTATATCAAGTTAATTAATAAAAAATGGAACTATTTCAACTTAATACACCACTTGAAGGAAAGATCATCAAGAGACCTTCTAAACTATGCAAGACTCCTTACGTAGCTGATGTCATACTTGATGATCATACCGAAGAAATACTTGGCCATAGCCCATCACTTGGTTGTTGTGGACTAGCTGACAAAGATGCGACTGTTGTGCTTACGCAATTAGAAAGTAAAAAAACAAAATGTAGTCATCGTGTAGAATTAGCAAAATTTCAAGAAAAAGGACATACTATATATATTGGAATCAATCCCAAGTTAGCGGAATATAGTGCATTTCATGCATTAGAAAAAAACTGTTTGCCCTTTTTAAAAGATGTTCAATCGTTTAAAAAAGAAGTGACCTATTTAAATTCCCGGTTTGATTTTTCAGGAATAGATAAAGACGGCAGAACATTTTATTTAGAAATTAAAAATGTTCCTCTAGCTGATTACGTAGATGTACCAAAAAAAGAAAGAAAAAAATATAAAAAAGAAATAGAAGAGGGTATATTTGATCAAAAAATCGCTTACTTTCCTGATGGATATCGTAAAAAGAGTACCGATGTTGTTAGTCCACGTGCATTAAAACATATTCAAGAACTTGAAGAAATGGTTTTAACAACCGATTATAGAGCAATTCTATGTTTCGTTGTTCCACGAACAGATGTAAAGCAATTTCAACCATCTAATATTGACTTAACATATAAAGAAGCTGTACAAAAAGCTTATAAAAATGGGGTCGAAATTAGAGTTTTACAAGTTGAATGGGATCAATATGGTCGCGCCTATTATGTAAATAGACATTTACCAATTGTATTATTTGATGAATATGGTACTTATTAAGTATATCGCGTCTTTCTGTTACAAAACCAACAAATATAATAAGAAAATCCTTTTTTCTTTTCTTGTATTAATGGCACCTCCAATACAGATAACATTCGCTGATGAGTACGTGACCATTTCATAGATATATACTATTAGTAATAGCACCAAACGTTTAATACTTTTTATATATTGTTTATACCTGACTACTATTTTTACATCTATAACAAATGAAATAATCTTTCTTACTTAGAAACGTATCCATATAGTTACGCCAACATTCAGGATGATAATATGAAGCACAACGTTTTTTACATTGGAAACACTCCATATCATTATATATATATTTTTTTTTAATTATACCCTCATCACACAAAGGACATATATGAGTTAGTGAGTCAGACTCTTCAAATAAAGAAAAATAATTTCCCATTAATTAAAATGTGATTTTTTTTTAAATGATTTATTTTATAACGTATTTACATAATAAATCATTTTAATTCCTGTGAAATCCGTTCTAACTCAATTCCCATATTTTATTAAAATATTATAATAAAAAATTGATATTTAAATTACCTAATTAAATAAATAAACAATACCAATCATGTTAAGCCAAAACGATATCAACTATTTCACAAAGCGCACCAACGCAGTTAGCATCTATCATAAAGAAGATACACTTAGTCAAGATAACTTAGAATATAAGGAAAACCTTGATTTTAAAGATCTTAAGTGTATTTCTCAAGAAATGATCAAAAATAAAAATATCATGTCAGCATTAATGAGTGAAACTATACTGCTTCAATATCCAGATAGTAGTAGTTGGAGTACAACTTTTCATATTGAATATGTTCGATTAAATAATATTATTAATAACCCAAACCCAGAAACAGAGAATAGTGATGTATATTGGTTTAAATTTAAAACTATGATAGAAAGACCTGCTGATTTCTATGAACATCTTATGTATTATCATGAACCGTATACATCATTTTTAAATAGAAGAGATTCATTCGGACAACATGATCCAGCGTATAAAATGTGGGTCTCCGAATATATTTACAATAAATTAAAAAAATTGGTTCCTCATGAAGATTAAATTCAGAATGTATTTAGTTTTTGTATAGCTTCTTCACATGCTACTTGCTCAGCTTTCTTCTTAATTTTATGTAATCCTTCTCCCAAAAATACTAGTATTTTTCCATGTTCAGACATATATTGATGTATATCTTCATAATTCGAAAAGTCAGTTAATGGAACAGAATCGTGATGTTTTACGCTGTGTATTGGTTGTCCCAAACACAAATAAACACCCATTCTATATCCATTTTCTGCATCATGCACATCTACTTCCATGTATTCAGGAGTGACCTTAAACTCTTTTTGGATTTTCACTTGTAAAATATTCTTATAATTATCATCGTTTCGAATCAAATTCATCCAATCTACATGCTTCTCAAAAATCGCCTCTACAAATACTTGTACCATTTGAAATCCTGGACCTGTAACAAACAAATTTTCAAACCACTTATCATCATCTTTTACAGACATTTTATTGAAATCTAAAAACATCGCGCCTATAAACGATTCAAACAAGCACCCCAGCTTTTTTAGATTAGTACGAATCAATTTGCTTTCAGCATGTTTTGATAACACAAGCCAATTATGCAAACCCATTTCGTATGCAATACGCCCAATAGATTCATTTTTCACAAGTGCGATTTTTTTTTCTGTCATAAATCCTTCATTTTCTTTAGGAAATCGTCTATACAAATAATATTTCGTTATACACTCTAATATACCGTCACCTACAAACTCTAGTCTTTCATTCGATTTACTATGTAAGGGTAAACAATTATTCGGTTTTTCAACAATAACAATATTATTTAATTCGTTTTCTTGATTAGGTCGTTTTACATATGATCGATGTATAAATGCACGTTTATACAATTCATAATTATAGATTGGTACATCAATATTATATTTTTTTAGAATATTTAAAATATCCTCATCGCCAATTAGTTTATTTAGGGGATTATAGGGATCAAAAATATAGGTTTCTTCACCCTGAGCATTTGTTTCTATACGTATATCTTCGTCGAGATTCATGATTTATTTAGAACTAATATATTATTTACATTTCAATTTTTTAACTTGTTCCAAAATAAAATATATTTAGTTAATATATAATGGTTCTAAGCACAACTAAGAAAACAAGCTCTATTAGCAGTATTACTAATCAAAATCAAGGCGGAGGAGATAAAAAAGCCGGATTACCCAAACATTTACGTGATTCATGGACATCTATTGCTTTCCACGGACGCACAAGCTATGGTGTTAATATGACTATGCCTCTTTCTGCTACAACAAATATTAGCAAGCCTATTTCTAGCACTAGCGGAAATACCTACTTTAGAATAGTCTAAGTAATTAACAAAAAAACAATATAATACAAAATTATTATATTATTTTAATGAAAGTAATTATTGATATTCGTGAAAACGATCTTTACGAAAAATGTAGTATGCTTTTACGTTCTCAACAAACACCAACTTGTATCATATTATCTAAAGAATCACTTGAATTGGGTGATATTGTTATACAAACAGACGACGATAAACATGTTTTATTGATAGAAAGAAAAACATTTCCAGATTTACTATCTTCTATCAAAGATGGACGATACGAAGAACAATCTTATCGAATACTTAATACTGGCTCTTATATACCCCATTCTGTTGTTTATCTTTTAGAGGGCATGTTTTCAGATTTAAAATCAAATTTAGAGAAAAAAATTATTTATTCTGCTATGACTTCTTTACACTATTTCAAAGGTTTTAGTATACATCGTACATCTAGAGTGAATGAAACAGCTGAATGGATTTTATTTATTTCAGAAAAAATAGAACGAGATTTTGGAAAAGGGAAAGTTCCTTATTATCTAACTTCTCCTTTTCAAAAAATATTCAAAGATCAAAATGTTGAAAACACAGAAGTAGAAAATGAATTGAATTATTGTACAGTTGTTAAAAAAGCAAAGAAAGACAATATTACAGTCGAAAACATGGGTGAAATAATGTTATGTCAAATTCCTGGTATCAGCTCAACTACTGCTATCGCAATTATGAAAGATTTTTCTGATTTTGCTTCTTTCTATCAAGAATTACAATCGAACCCAGAAATATTAAAAAATATTCAATATGAAAGCAAGGGAAAAACTAGAAAATTAAACAAAACGTGTATTGAAAACATTCAAAAATTTTTATTAAAAAAAGAATAATACATAATAGTATAATGATTGAAAATGAAGTTGAATTAACTTTAGAAAAACTATTTACAAAACCGGCACAAAATCCGTTTTCTTATAATTTAAACTTTGATAATCCAGATAAAATTCATGATTATTATTATTTATTTGAACAATTCAAAAAAATATTTATTAATGGTATTGCATATACAACTGATCATCAACAGATTGAAACCGAACATGGCAGAACAATAATGATTGATAAAGTGAAAAAAGAAGAAATCGATTTGGTCAAGAAATATATGTTGAGTGTTGGGATAGATCTTGTACATAAAGAATTTACTGTAGAAGATAAAGATTACTATATTCGCTCGTTGCTATATGATATTGAAAAAATAAAAGACATTTCGATCGATACAGTAGTTGACTGGAAATCACAACTCATTAAAACTGCATGCATAAATGTTAAACAAGAAAGGGTGGAAGAAATGATGAACAAAGTAAAAAAGCACCCATACGCGAACTATTTTTTAAACCTTTATAAACCTCAAAATAACTTGAAAGACTTTATTATCAAATATGTCAGAAAAGAAGATCCTGAAATATTAAACATTATTTATTTCGAACCTGCAAAAATAAAAGATCATCATTATAATCATCGCTATTTTGATCAAATGCACAAACATATTCGTTAATAGGAATCATAACCATCTCGAAAATATGGATTTTCCTGATAATAATAATCACTAATGTCATGATCATCATCTGTATCTTCATGTATATCAATATAATTTGAGTATTCTATTCTTTCTCCATTATAACAATAATGGTTACAATTTTTACAATATCCCATAAATACTTTTTCTTTATTCTTATTTTCCTGTGTAGAATAAGTATAGCAATTTGAACATTCACGTCCGGTTAACACCTTATTATTCATCGCCCATATAATAGGAAAATAGACTGAATAATGAACTCCTTTATATGTGTAATAACAATCCTCACTTATTATTGATGTCATAATTATGATTGTATTCTTATATTTTTTTATAGATGATCAATTTTTTAAAATAAAAAATATTTATATATCTTTTATAATTTGTACAATTTATTATTTACTTGCGCTTTTTATAAGGAATATTATGAGTAAACACCTTTCTATAAACTTCTTTGGGGATTTCATAGGAAAAATCTGCTCTTGGAATATATTTTGGATTACTATGGAGTGGCCCAGTAATAGATAAATAATGGGGCTTTGAAATACTATAACGAGTATTATACCTCATCATTTGCTCATTAGCAAATGTAATAGAAAGAATTGCAACAAAAACGAATACCGAATACATGATGATTTACATAATATAATTGAATTAGTTCATATCAATTTTTTATTTTAACAAAAGAAATCAGGCATTAAATCTTTTTCTTTAATTTTCGGATTAACTCTGTATTTTTCTACATCTTTATCTAGAGAAGCCAATACTTCGTCATCGATAAAGTTTTTACCGTTACACAGTAATGGATCACTACACATAATATGATAGGCAGCATCGCCCATTATATCTGTAGTACGAGAAATATTCATCATTTCTTCTCCACCCAATAAATTCTTGACAGGAGCTGTGTTAATTGTCGTACGTGGCCAGAGTGTATTAACACCAATATTCGAAAATTCTTTATTCCAGTATTTTCCCATTAAAGACATGTTAAATTTCGACATACTATAAAAAAAATGATTTGTCCACCAATCATCTGTATAAAGCATATCAATAGGTGGAGCTATCAAGATTATATGCCCTTCCTTGTTTTTATGCATATGTTGCAAACACTTTTGTCCAAACAAATACGTTCCATTAATATTGACAGAGCTCATCAAAGCAACTTCTTTTTCAGTTTGTTTTAATGTATCATTTAAACACAACGCACTTGCATTCAGCACAACTCCGTCAATCGATAGGTTATGATTTAAAGTTTCTTTTATTACCATATCTATTTCATTTGATTTACGAATATCACAAGAAAATCCTAACACTTTATTTTTATTAGCTAGTTTTTGTAAATCTTCCAACGCGGTAAAAATGGTGCCTTCTAATTTAGGATTATATGTAGTAGTTTTACCAACAATCGTTACATTCGCACCTTTTTTAACTAGTTTTTTCGCTATATTGAATCCTATGCCACGTGAAGCACCTGAAACAATATATGTTTTTCCATTCAAATAAGATACTTTTGGTATAAGTGTAGTATCCTTTTTAATAGATTTTAGCACATACGCATATTGATTCTTAATCGCGTTCATTATAATATTCTACTAAATAAAATATTATGTTTACACTAATCATATAAATACTTTATGCTTAATTGTATTAACTTTATGTTTAAAAAAAAACGAGACAGATCTGTACTTCCCGAAGAGATGGATACTGTTGTACCAACAAATAAAACAAATAAAACAAATAAAACAAAGATTTTACCATATACTGAATTAAATAAGAAAGATTGTTCTATTTGTTACTTTTATGGAACTTGTGATAAATCTAAGAAATAAGTATTTATAGCTTTATAAATATTTATAAAAAGTCTTTAGGTGGTCCCTCTGGGTGTTTAATATCCTTATAATGAACTACTTTAGGATTAAATAGTGTAGGTTTAGTAATCTCACGTTTTGCGTACTTTCCACTATCTACCATCTGATTTGTGTAAGTAATTCCAGCCCAATTTGAGTCCATCGGATTATCACTTATTTTGTTTTTCCCTGTCATGTCATGAACTGCATCCAAGTTTGTATATTCACCGATAAACATATTTAAGGGATCAAAACTAGGATACATATCTTGATTATATGGAGGATTATCTCTTGATGCGTCTGATTCTTCAACAACATTCGCGTTTGTAGTAAAATCAGTAGGTAAGCCTCCTTCTTGATCAAAAGGATTAGGACGTATACGCATTACTGTTTTTCCCTGTGTATTTACTTCTTCTTGTAAATATAAAACAGGACAATTCTTTCCCTTGCGTTTTTGAATTTCAACATAATTTATATATTCATCTAAATTAAAAAATGGAATTGGATTCTTTGGTCCTTGGGGTTTCTTTGTGTTGTATAACATTAATATGTTACCTTCTTTTACCAAAAAATCGGGACATTCATCCGCTCCTTCCATATTTTCTTGCGTCGATGGACTCCCATAATACATGGTAACATAAAGACCTATTAAAAATACAATTATAAGAAAAAATAGAAATATATAATTCAATTGTTTCAAGTTACTCATTATATATTTACAAAGGATAATATATTTAGGAAATGAAATATCTATAATATATATATAATGCCACCTAAAACCAACAAAAAAGATAAAAAGACCAAAACTAAAAAAAATAATGCGAAAACGAAAAAGGCTACTAAATCAAAAACACCAGCAAAGCAAAAAAAAACACAAGCAAAATCAAAAAAATCAAAAACACAAGCAAAACCGAAAAAAGAACAGCAAAAAGTAGTAGTGTTTTTAATTTATGCTAAATGGTGTCCTCATTGTAGTCATATGAAACCAGCATGGAATTCTATGAAAGAACAATTACACATGAGATACCCTTCCAGATATAGTATAGAGGAAATTGAACATTCTGATCAAGACATAGGTTTGCAAAATTTAGAAAATAGGTATGCTATTAATAGAAATCAAATTCCAATTACGGGTTACCCTACTATGGGTGGAATCAAAGGAGGAAAAGTGTATCAATATAACGGTGGAAGAGATGAAAAATCATTTATAGATTTTGCAACCACACTATTAAACAGCAGTATATAATTTGATTCTTACTATTACCAAAGCATAATAGTAAGAAAATTGATTTTTAATACATATATTAAATTAGTATAAAAATATTTTAATACGTACAATATGAAAAAGAAACCAACTATTAATAAAAGCTTTCGTTTATTTGATTTTCACGTTTATGATGGTGTTGTAAACGAAACAAGTAATGGAAGCGATGGAAGCGATGACAACAGTAGCGATGATGGAAGCGACGATAGTGTAGAAAGCAATCAAGGAGAAAATGTATTTTTAATACAAATGTTTGGTATTAATGAAAAAGGAGATACTTGTTGCTTATATGTAAAGGATTATTTACCATTCTTTTATATTAAAGTTTCAAATGATTGGACAGATTACAAAGTTAAGAAATTCATGCATCATCTGAAAAAGAAAAAAACACTTAGTGTTAAAGTAAAAGAAGCCATCGTATCATGTGAATTGGTTGATCACTACAAGTTATATGGATTTTCAGGAGGAAAACTACACAAATTTATTAAAATCAGTTTTACAAATATGTCTGCTATGAAACGAGTAAAGCATTTATGGTATATCTTTGAAAATAATGAAAAAGGTGAATTTATTCGAAAAACATTAATTGACTATTATTTTGAAAGTACAAAACTCGAGCTATATGAAAGTAACTTACTACCTTTATTGCGGTCATTTCATATTCATAATATAAGTCCATCTGGATGGGTCTCATTTAAAACCAATCAAGTATGTAAGCTTTCAATAAAAGCAACAACATGCACCGTTGAATATGTATGCTCGATTCACAATCTAACTCCTCAAAATGAAAAAGAGACTCGTGTTCCTTATAAAATATGTAGTTATGATATTGAGGCAAGTAGTAGTCATGGTGATTTTCCTGTACCCAAAAAGGATTATAAACGTCTTGCTACAAATATTATCGATTTGTTTATTCCAAAATTAGAAATCCAAGCAACTGAAGAGCAGCTGGAAAAACTATTAAAAATTGTTATTTTGACTGCATTTGGATATAGTAAATTAAGAGATGTTGACAAAGTATATCCTAAAAAGAAACCGAGCGAAGAAAATGTAAAAAATCGTATTGAAATCCTTATTAACAATCCATTTGAAAAAGCAAAATTATTGAATGAAGAAGAAGACAATTCTGAATTAATTAAAATTAATGACATATTCGATCAATTACATAAATTTCAACAAAGTGCGGGTGAAACAAATGATGATAATGAAGATGCAGGGGGGGATTGTGATGAAATCGAAGCTCCTCGTTTTAAATATAGGCGAAAAGGTCCAAAAGTAAATAAAAAAGACAAGTTGATTCACATTCTAATGAACGACAATTATAAGCGAGATGAAAAGATTCAATTAACAAATGAAATATTGACATACTTGTTTCCGCCCCTTGAAGGAGACAAAGTAACATTTATTGGTTCTACGTTCTTGAAATATGGTGACACAGAACCCTATTTGAATCACTGTGTTGTATTAGATAGTTGTGATCCTATTGAAGGTTGTGAAATAGAAAGCTATGATACAGAAAGAGAAGTTTTACTCAATTGGACAAAACTAATTCAACGCGAAAATCCAGATATTGTGATTGGATATAATATTTTTGGTTTTGATTATAGCTTTATGTTTAATCGTTCTGAAGAATTAAACTGTTGTGAAGAATTCTTGATGTTATCTCGTGTAAAAGATGAAGTTGCCGCAAATCTAATTCCAGGAACCGTAAGCCAATATAGGATGGATAAAACGTTGCTTAAAATTGCAAGCGGAGAATATGATTTGCAATATTACAAAATGAAGGGACGCTTACAGATTGATATGTATGCTTATTTCAGGCGAGATTTTAACTTTTCGTCCTATAAATTAGATGATGTTGCCGGTCAATTGATTTCAGATAGTGTGAAGCATATTGAAAAAATAGAACATGAAACACTAGGAAAATGTACCGAATTGTATAGTAAAAACTTAATGGGACTGCATGCCGGCGATTTCATTCATATTGAATTGAGTGGCTTTACTAGCGACTACTACGATAATGGAAAGAAATTCAAAGTGTTAGATATTATCAAAAATAAAGAATGTGAAATTAAAGGAAAAACTGACACATATAATGTAATTATTATTGATTCGCATGTAAATATTGAAAATTCAAAAACAATCAAATGGACTATGGCAAAAGATGATGTTACTCCACAAGATATCTTTCGATTAGCAAATGGTAGCTCAAGTGATAGAGCTATAGTTGCAAAATATTGTATTCAAGATTGTAACTTGGTTCATCATTTGATGAACAAGATTGATGTTATGACTGGTTTTATTGAGATGTCGCGTATTTGTAGTGTTCCTATTAGTTTCCTTATTTTCAGAGGTCAAGGAATTAAATTGACCAGTTATGTTGCAAAAAAATGTAGAGAAAATAATACTCTTATGCCTGATATTGAGAAATCTCAAGATAAAGATGGTTATGAAGGTGCGATCGTATTACCTCCAAAATGTTCTATGTATATGGATAATCCAGTAGCATGTGTAGATTATTCTTCTCTTTATCCTTCTTCGATGATCAGTCAAAATTATAGTCATGATAGCAAAGTATGGACAAAAGAATATGATTTAAATAATAATCTTATTAAAGAGACTGGTGAAAAAATAAGCGGAAAATACGTCTATGACAACATGGAAAATTATCAATATATTGATGTTGAATTCGATACTTACAAATATGTACGAAAAACAGAAGCAGCCAAAGAAGAGAAAGTTATTTGTGGTAAAAAAGTATGCCGTTGGGCTCAACTTCCAGATAATCAAAAATCCATTATGCCCTCTATTTTGACAGAGTTATTAAAGGCGAGAAAAGATACACGAAAATTAATCAAAACAGAAAAAGATCCTTTTATGCAAAATATTCTAGATAAAAGACAACTGGGATATAAAGTAACGGCGAATTCATTATATGGTCAATGTGGTTCTAAAACATCCACGTTCTATGAAAAAGATGTTGCTGCTTCCACAACCGCTACCGGAAGACTCATGATTACATATGCAAGAAATATTATTGAAAATGTATATGGTGATCTTATTTATGAAACAAAATTAGGTACAGTAAGAACCAGGGCAGAATACATTTATGGAGATACAGATTCTGTGTTTTTCACCTTTAACCTAGAAGATCCAAAAACAGGTGAAAAAATCAAGGGACAAAAAGCTTTGGAGTTAACAATCGAAATTGCACAAGATGCTGCAGAATTGTGTAGTAAATGGCTGAAGCCTCCGATGTATCTAGAATATGAAAAAACACTCATGCCCTTTATTTTATTATCTAAGAAGCGTTATGTTGGAATGCTTTATGAAGAAGATCCAAATAAAGGGAGTTTGAAATATATG